ACTGGGCGCGATGCTACAGGACTGCAACACTGTCCTCCCTGTCGCTATGGATGCTGGAGTGAATGCGTCTAGCTTCTACGTCCCCGCCTTGCAGGTAATCTACAACGCCATCATCGCACTTAACGGCGCAGGCAGGGCGGTAGACATGATCACTGTCTCCGACAAGCTGAAGCAGAGCGGGTCGCTGGAACAGGCAGGGGGCGAGGTATTCATAGACAATCTCTGCGACTCCTGCGTCACTACAGCCCACAGCAGGCACTACGCAGACATCCTTGTGGGCCATGCCCTTACCCGTTCCGTGATTCAGAGTGCCAGAGAGGTTGAGAATGACGCCATGAGCGGCAACGCTACGGGCGAGGAGCTTCGCAGCAAGGCTGAATACGCTTTCGCCAAGCTGGTGGATGACTCAACAGACACCCCTGATGCTAGTCGCGCATTAGGTGAGGCAGCAGAGATGTGGGAACGGGCAAGGTCTACAGGCTGCGCTGGTATTCGTACAGGCATCCCTCTCTTTGATGAGACATTTGGCGGCTTGCTTCCATCCTCGATCACGTTCATTTCTGGTGAGCCTGGAACTGGCAAGACAACGTTGGCTCGTAATATAGGTGAGAATATAGGTGAGCGTGGACTCAAGGTTGGCTACTTCACGCTAGAGCAGACAGAGGCTCAGATGTGGGGCGCGATAGCTGCTAGGTATGCTGGGCAGTCTGTCTTCAAGCTAAACTGTGGATTCCGTGGTGAAGGGGCTGACATCCAGAAGGTGATTAAGGCTATGGATACTGTCAAGCAATGGCCTATCACTATGATTGACGCACCTCAGACGCCGACATCCTTGTGGTCTTCGGCTCGGCGCGGGGTCAGCAAGTTTGGATGGGATCTGCTAATCATAGATTACCTTCAGAAGATCAGGGATGATATGCGGCACGATAGCCTTAGTGGTAAGGTTTCATACTTCTCCGACACAGTGTATGCCATAGCCAAGGCTCTGAAGCTTCCGGTGATTGCTCTGAGTTCCCTGTCACGCGGCGATCAGATGTATGGGTCAGGCCAGCTTGATTTTGATGGCTGGAATCATGTGAGCCTCAAGAAAGCCGAGGACTTCAGAAGCTCCCATATCGTAGAGGCTTCCATTAAGAAGAATCGGTATGGCCCTAGCTCTGGACAGAGGCTCCTGAAGCTGCGAGATACAGGCTTCCTTGAATCAGCGGATACTGTGACAGCAGGCTATGATGACGGTGATCCATTTGAATGCGAAGTTGACCTAGACATACAAGGAGACATGCAATGAAAGAGCTACTGAAGCGATTGTTCTGCAAAATCGGGTGGCATTCATTCCCTTGTGGATTTGAGGGTCTGTATCATGATGGCTGCTCCATGCACTCGCGTTGCCGATGGTGCGGTTATGAGGGCATGGTAGATAGTCAGGGCAACCTGTTTTAATCACCATATAATCCGACAGCAACCGAAGAAGGCGAGGCGAAATGAAGACAGCAAAAGAGTTAGTAGATGAGATCAACACAGCAGATATATGCTCACCGCATTACATTGATGACGAAATAGACTTCAGCGATGTAGCCCAAGTGGCCAGGATCAATCTGGACGAGTATCGCTGGTACGTCATAGGCACAATCGTCTACAAGATTGGCGATGAGTTCATTGGTGTTCGTGGCCCTGTGTCGCTTAAGTCCGAATCAATGGGCTATAATGACCTCGACATAATCTTTTATGCGTTTGAGATGGAGGCGGTGCCGAGCGTGACATATAGAAGGAAGGGTCCTCCGCAGCCAACGACCGGCTCCAAAGAAAGCAGGGTAAAATGAGCAGAGATAGGGGCTTAAATAAGTGTGGTTGTGGAGAAACTATTTCTTGGCGATACCATTTGTGCTGGAGGTGTTCTAGGAGAGAAACCTACAATACTATGATAAGGAAACGGAAAAATGAAAAACAAAAAAAGAACCACTGATGAACTAACGGATGCAGAAGTCATTGATATCTGTAGAAGGCAAATCACAAGCGGCAACTATGTGGAATGTGTTTGCGGGAAATACGATCCTAGATTCCCTGAAGAATCAGCCCACAATGGCTTCCATACAGGGGTAGACCGCTGTCCATATTGCGGGAAAGAGTTACAAGTAGTGTCCCACTTTAGCTTGAAGGATGTTTCTGATAACACGGACATATTCACCACTACCCATGACGAACCCAAGGAAGGCGATACAACATGAAAGACTTAATAGATATCTGCGACATCAACATACCGGACTCAACAGGCGAGCTGCGGGATATTGAGGAAATAATTGCCCAGCTTGCCAATGTGCATACAGGCTTTTCGACCCACGCTATGAGTGATCATGCCCTATACTTGCAGGGGCAGAAGAATATGCTGGGGCAGGTGATTGATTATCTGCAATATCTTCTACCGGAGCCAATAGATGACAAAGGAGACATGCAATGACTAAACTAAGCGGCAGGACTACCAAGACAGGCACCAAGCCTAACGTGCGCTACGGGATGGGCGGGAAGGACATCATAGACTTACGCTGCCGAGGGGCTAAATGTCCCATGACGAATGCCTGTGGCCGGCATCGCACAGGGGCCTTCAATGAATGTCATGGCAAGCGCAGGGATGACGGGCTGTGGGAATGCCAGGAGTTTGCGTATGCTTATGAGATTCCGATGGACAAGGTGGCAGACTGATGACACTTTCAGATCCAACAGGCAGCATAACAAAACGGACAGGCCGACTTCAAGCCGACTTGTCGAGGTCGGGAGGCAGGCTCAAATCTGGGCATGGTTCGCTTGTTGCAACAGGCGGTAAGCCCATGCACCAAGCCTCTGCCACAACCTTGGAAACCCGTATGCTGAAGCTGGCGCGTCGGCGTTCCTGTTGGGTTTGATTCACTACGAAAGGATGGGTAATTATGAAGATGTATACCACAAGTCGTTTTGACAATAAGATAGAAGAAATAGAAGCCACAAGGACTACAGCGAAATCGGTATGGTACATGGGAGACAGTTGGGGCAAGACCGAAGAGCGCAGGGCGGCTAGGCAGTCATCATATGAGCGATACTTCGACACATGGGAAGAGGCCCACGCATATCTACTCGGAAGGACGGAGCGGGCGTTAGCTCAGGCGCGGAGACAGCTACAGAATGCACAGGGTGAACACGGCAACGTCAAAGGCATGAAGCAGGAGCCTACATCATGACTAAGAAAAAGACCCCCAAGAAACCTAAATGCGACTGTGCCTTCTGGGGCCTACGACTCTGCTCCTGCCACAAGCCTGCCCCGCCGCCGCCAGATGATTGCGCTAACTGTAAGCATAATCTGCCCAACGGCTGCGAATGGCTCAAGCTACGCGTGGCTGTGCGATGGGAAGGCCTATTGCTTGAAGGCGAGCATTTGCGGGTGAATCCGACAGATGGGCCGATGGTTTGCGGGGAGCATGAGAGGGCAGAAGAAAGCGAGGTGGGCAAATGAGCGGGTTTCTATGTGGCCCAAAAATCTACGAGTACGCAGGCTGGATCTTTGAGTTTGGGTATTGTGGGCCGTGGCCACTGAAGAAGAACGGCGAGCTGCGTAAGAAGGCTGGACGCAAGTTCTATAGGGATATCCAACCGATGATAGATATGACTGACGAAGAGAAAAGAGAGTATCGAGTGGGCGGCGGGTGTGTGGCATTCTAACACTAACGACAAACAGCGAGGAGGGTGTCTAATGTTTTATGTTGAACAATACGGGAGATTCTATGGCCCTTACGGTATCGGCTATGCGGTGAGGTTGTGTGGAAATCTTAATTTCTTGAATCATAGATCGGCAACAGTTCGGGGCAGTCGTGGTAGATTCGTAGATTAACGACATCGGGAGGAGAAACGAAATGAAGAAGCGGCAAAAATTAGTGACAGTACGAAATGATGGCGAGGGTGATTTTTCTGCAATGTGCAATTCTCTGCTAGAGGTCGGCTATGTTCTCAGTTCGTCATGTTGTGGATTCGTGAACAGCGAAAGCTATAACTTTATTGACGTATGGATGGCGATCTTTGTGCTTCCAGATTCGCACGATAATCCGACAGCACCCAAAGAAAGTGAGGCGAAATGAAGAAGGAATGTGACCATTCGGACTACTACACACGGACCATTATGGGCTTTACGTTCCATGTTTGCCGCAAGTGTGGCTACCAGTGGAAAGAAAGCGAGGCGAAATGACAACGAAACCAGATGCAAAGAAGCCAAAACTCAAAGACCTACCATTTAAGGAGAAACTGAAAGACATACGCACTTGGATGCACGTCCCCCACGGCCTGATAGACACTGGCCCAATAGGAGTGCTTGTGGTTGCCCTTGTGCGCTTCGATATAGACCCACATGTGGCCTATTGCCTGACTGCGCTGACGATTACCTTTGTGCTTATGTTCAAGATCATATTCTTGCTCTACGAATGGTGGGAGCATCTGCGTACAGGTGACGGCGCAGACCTTGATTTGATCGGCCCAATGATCGGCAGGACAGCCGTGTTAATAGCCGTAATCATGGCGATACCTGAAGCAAGAGGCATATCGCTTGAATTGCTCAAGGCCATAGTGGGCCTGCTCAAGAAGGTTCCTGGCAGTGGATACCTGAAAGCACTTGGCATATTCGGGGCAGGCGGCGTCACAACGATCGTAGGTAAAGGGTTACTCGGCAAGGCGAAGGCATGGATCAAGACGAAGATTGGGCAGAAAGGCGGGGAATAATGGGGATGCCGTCAACAGACGATGTGCGCGAATGGATCGAGGCATGGTGGAGCAAGCCTGTCGAATGGCAGCGCGACCAGATCAAAGAACTAGGGCCAGACTACGCGCAAATGTTGCGAGGAATTGCCAGCACCATTGAGTCGCATCACATAGGCAGGCGAAAGCCCAAGAAAGGCGGGGAGTGATCATGTACATCAGCAAAAGAAAGCGTCAAGCAATGCAACAGAAGGCAGCTAAATACGTGGCTATGATGACCACCTGTGGCATCCCTACAGACCGCTCATGGATAGATGTCTGCGAGGTGGTAGGTGAATGGATGGCTGACAGGCGGCGAAGGGGTGACAGCTAACAGAAAGGGCGGTGAATCATGGGCTACATGCACATAGATAATCTCTACAAGAATCAGAAGGTGCTGCTCTGCAAGGGGCTATATGCAATGGAGAAGATTCATGGCACTTCTGCACACATTGGCTACAGAAATGATACCATCAGCTACTTCTCTGGCGGGGCGAAGCATGACATATTCCTTGCCATATTTGACCACGACAGGCTCATGCATTTATTCGTGGATCTGGGGCAGACTGACATCACTGTGTACGGCGAGGCATACGGGGCCAAGGTGAATGGGATGCGCGAAACATACGGCGAAAGCCTGCGCTTCGTGGTGTTCGATGTGAAGATTGATAAGACATGGCTACGTGTTCCTGACGCTGAGGATGTGGCCCAGAAGCTAGGGCTGGAGTTTGTGGACTACAAGCAGGTGTCAAGCGACCTTGAGGCCATTGATGCCGAGCGTGACAGGGACTCTACACAGGCTATCAGAAATGGCATAGGCGCGGGTAAGATGCGGGAAGGTGTAGTGTTGCGGCCATTAGAGGAGTTAAGGGATTCTCGCGGCAATAGAATCATGGCAAAGCATAAGCGTGATGAGTTCATGGAGCATAGGACTAAGCGCAAGGTTGTAGATCCAGCCAAGCTCAAGGTGCTACAGGAAGCTCAGTCCATAGCTATAGAATGGGTGACACTAATGCGCCTGACTCATGTGCTAGACAAGATGCCCGAAGCAGAGCCGAATATCGAAGATACAGGCAAGGTGATCAAGGCCATGGTTGAGGACGTGACGCGGGAGGCCAAGGGTGAGATTGTCGACAGTAAGCAGGCCCGTACAGAGATTGGCAAAGCTACAGCCAAGTTGTTCAAGAAGCACTTACAGGCTAGGCTAGGTGCAGTATGAGCAAGCCTAAGCTGGAAGATATGCCTCAAAATTTCCGCGAGGATGGCAAGGCTTATGTAGTACGCTGCCCTGCCTGCAAGCGGGAGAACTACGCGATAGCTGTATCCTCTGGAGCCTGTGCATGGTGTGGATGGGAAGCTGAGGAGGGGGAGGAAGATGATGGATGAGCTGGTTGTTATGGCCGATTCAGGGAAGCGGGAGGAGTTCAAGTCTGGGGCTGTCCGTGACACAGCAGAGGGCAAGCCACGCCCCGACTTGATTAGCCCATTCTTTGAGGAAAGGCTAGGCGCATGGCTGGAGCTGGGGGCCGCTAAGTATTCGGACCATAACTGGACCAAGGGTATCCCCATCTCCCGCTGCTACGCATCGCTACGCCGCCATCTAATGCAATGGGCGCAGGGCAGGGATGATGAGGACCATATGGCAGCTGTAGCCTGTAATGTAATGTTCATAATCCATAACGAAGAAGCCGTGAAAAAGGGTTTACTTCCTGACAGCATGGATGACATGCCCGACTACAAGGGGAGGCAATGACCCAATCTCGCAAACGTAGCTTCATAGAGGCATTGATCAATCTAATTATAGGATTTATTATTTCCGTTGCCTCGCAGTTTGTGATATACACGCATCTTGGATTAGGGGAGGGGAGGGCTGTAGCATGGGGCGCAGGCACCACGTTGTACTTCACGACGATAAGCCTGATACGTACATACACACTACGAAGGCTATTCAACAGAGGGGATGGGGAGCAATGACCACAGCAGCTAGATACGCAAAGCTCAAAAGGGAAGGGAGATGCTTAGGCTGCGGGAAGTCCGATCATGGCGAGCTAACGGCAGGCCGCTGTAAGGTATGCCATGACAAGTATTTGGGGGCTAAAATAAACCTACGAAGGAGGCATTATCGGGAAAAAACATGTACCCGTTGCGGCTCTCGACCCGCGACATGCGGAACATGCTGTCAGCAATGTGCAAAACAGAAAAGGGTAGGGATGATAAAGATATACTATAAGAGAATAGCTGAGGGGCTATGCTACTCTTGCGGCGTCCCGTCATACGGGGGGCTTACTTTATGCCCTTCGTGTCAAGGCAGAAAACAACACCTGAGAAGGAGTAACATATGAGAGCAGAAGCTACACATCTGGAATTCGGCAAGAAAAAGACTACAAGAATAGCAGCAACTTCATGCTGGCATATCGGCTTCAAGGCAATCCATGAAGCGGGTATTCACTACATGCTCAAGCGGTTCAGGCAGAAGCGTATTCCGTGGTGGCATTTGGGCGACCTAGTGGAAGGCATCCATCCTGATGACCCACGCTTCGGCCTGGAGCAGCATCAGACAACCATCCTGCAAGAGATGAATCTGTCTGTGGATTGGATCAAGGAAGCCAAGAAGACATGCGGCGGGTTAATCATGGGCAACCATGAATGGCGGCTCGGTAACACAATCGGCAATGTGACCAAGCAGCTAGCTGACAGGGCTGGCGTTGACTACTTAGGCGCAACGTGCATGATGGATGTCCATTGCCCTGATGGTGCCATGAAGCTGTTTCTGAAGCACACTAACATCATTATGGGCGGCTGTTCGGGCGAGCCAGAGCGTCAGGCATTGAATAGATGCATCAGGCTACGTGCCAGGCTGAAGTCCTTTGGCGGCGACCTGAAGCTGGTAGGCCACGGCCATCAGGCTGTCATAGCCCCGCCTGTCTTCAAGAAGCAGCTACAAACTGAAGGGACTAAGACTAAGCTGCGCCCCACTCCCTGTCATGGCGAATGGTGCGCTATGGCCCCAGCCATGTATGTCAACTATTCGGATGATGTAGACGTTGTGGGTTACGCCGAAATCTATGGCTATCCCCCCACGGATCTAGGCTGGATAGAAGCTATCATAGAGCGTGATGGTACTGTGGCTGCTGTCGAGCATCGAATGGAAGATGGCAAAGTGGCGTTACGGGTCGAGCCTACGGTGGTGGCATAATGCGCTGCGTTATTACCATTAAGCCGATGGGTAAGCCTCGTATGACTCAGCGCGATGTCTGGAAGAAGCGGCCATGCGTTATGCGTTATCGCGCCTTCTGTGACGATCTACGCGCTAGAGTGGTTGTTCCTGATGATGTGGCGCAGCTATCTTGGATTGCGTATCTTCCTATGCCTAAGTCATGGTCGAAGAAGAAGACGGATGTAATGCGAGGCCAACCACACAGGCAGCGTCCCGACAGGGATAATATCGACAAGGCGATCTTAGATGCGTTGTTCAAGGATGATTCCGGTGTGTATTCAGGGCATATTGAGAAGCGATGGGATGATGGGAAAGGGATGCGGCTCGAAATCGAGATGACAGCGAACAAGAAAGAAGGGGAGAAGAAATGACCACACCAGCGCATCTCGGCACATATCCATTAGGCTTTGAGCATGTACGCATAATGGTTGATGCCCTGACTGACGGCGGGAGCTACGTTCTGCTTCCTGCCGCCGTCAGTCCTGCAACTATCACTATCGGCACGAATGATAGCTGGGAAGGTGCGCTAGACACCCTCTACCATGAATGCGTAGAGATGACCCTTGATCGCCTTGGCTGTCAGTATCGCAAGGAGTCAAGGGAGGCTGCGGATTCATCAGCCTACATCTTTGTCATCAGCCATGTGGAGATGGCAGAATTAACGGCGCGGATTAGTAAGGTGCTGCCAAGGATTACTCAGGACTTGCGGCGAGCATGGCTGCGACATAAGAAGGCTAGGGAAACGAAGGCTAAGAAGGAGGGGAAATGAGCAATCAGATGATAGATAATTGCGAGCTATCGCCGCTAGGTGTCGGCGTTGAAGCTAAAGAACCATACGTCGAGGGCAAGGCTTATATGGTGGCGTGGAAACATTATGAAGAAGGATTTATAGGATGGTTCAAGTCTATCTATATGAGCGATGACGCACAGGCGATAGAGCGGGAATGGGAGGTAGTAGATCTAGCATGGCCGAGCCATATCGAAGAAGCTACAGCCATTAAAGCTTGTGAGATTCACAGGGAGGGTGGTGGGGCATGAAGATATTGCAATGCTACCAAAAATGGAGATGCCGTAGAGAATGGAAGCTCAAGTATCCCGACCCGCTTATCGTATGCCCATTATGGCGTAGTTGTTCTCATGTGGACGGAATGCTATGTGACCCGCGCCGATGCAACATGCTAGATTCACACGACGACTTAACGGAATACAGAGAGGATGAGGGGAAATGAATCCATTTAAGCCCACTGCACGTCGGGATATCTCGCGGAGAGAGAAGGTGATATGTCTGGATATCGGTGCTGACCGGAAGGCAAGATTAAGCCAATTCTGCGCCAGTCGTAACATCAGCAAGACCGACATGATTAAGCAGATGATCGACCACTGTATTGAGGAGGAGGGGAAATGAAGAAGACAACAGGCTACGTAATCATCACACCAGAAGGTACTATCATGGACGGCTCTAACCATACGCGCAAACGGGATGCTACCAACTTCGCGGAATACATAGAGCAGCTAACATGGAAGGATCTATACGACTGCTACTACCGCTGCCAGAAAGTCGAGATCATTCCGATAGAAAGGAAGAAGAAGGGTGGCTATCATCACTAATCAGTCAATGCCACTTTATGCCCCTAGAAGGGATCGGAAGCCTTCACCCTACACTTACTACTAATAATCCATCCAAACGCCGTACAGGGCCTCTGACAGCCTCCTATGGGCATCCTACACAGTATTCCGTGGCGGCTCTATCATCAATCTCCCCGTCTGGGCATGTAGGCTGACAGTTGGTAGCAATCTCTGCAACTGTCTGTCGCCGAACATATGCTCCCATTGGGGCTTGAGCGGCTTCGGGAATATGCGATCATGCCAAGCTGCCTTGATCTTCCTGGAATGCCTGATGGCGTAGTATCTATGATAGCGCAACTGCCGCTTGAGCCAACTATTGCTAGCCTTGTGCATCAGCTTATACATCTGGTCTATCATCAGCTTGCCAGAGTCGCCTTCATGGTAGACGCCATCAGCATCTATCCTATGCTCATATATCCAATCATGTGGCGCGGCTATCACGCATTTAGGAAGCCTGAACTTCTCTGGCTCGCGGAAGTCTATGGCTACCGTATGCCCATCGAAGGTGTAGCCTGCGGGGATGAGGAAGCGCGGGAAGTCGGGGATGGCTATAATGTAGGAATAGGCGTTGACAACTGTGTGGTCCCAGAAGAACATCTTGCCGCCGTCATCTTCGCTCATTGGTGATTCTTCTCCAGCGACTCGCGTATCCATTTCATGTTGGTCTTAATCTCTTTGGTGTCTATGCGCTGCTCAACCATGGCATCTTCGACACGCGATATCCTTGGGCATAGCTCCTTGATCTCGGCAGTATTGGCTATGGCTCTGAAATGAGTTTTGGTCAGGCTCCATGCAACGGTAACGATATATCCCATAGCCATGATGATTGCTGCTATCTGCACTTTCTTTACGATACTGCTGCGCCTTGCTGGTGTCATCTTCCCTTACTCCCCGTTTAGTAGTTTGTCGAGCCATTCATCATCTGGTATCGCTGCTTCCGTTGCTGCTGCTGACGCCTTTGCTCCGCTGCCGAATATCCCGAAAGGGTTAAATTGCACTCCGAACGTCACCACTGCCTCTAGTCCCATTGGAGGCGCAAACCATAGCCTGTCGCATGACATCTCGGCATCAACTCCAGGCACCAATGTAGCTTTAAGCATACATCCCGACATAAGCAGGCATATAGTTAGCATTGCTATTGCTTTCATCTTGCCTCCATTAGTGGCCGTATAGTTTCCCGCTCCACCTCAGTCAGAGTCACTTCCTTGAAGGGGCTGTTCCCGCTTGTCTTCATAGGATCAGCATAGACTACCTCATCATTATATGTGAATTGCACTATGGCATGATAGCGCAGCATGATGCTCCGTGGATTGTCATTCCCGTCTATGGCATACGTGATAGCATGGGCATCCTTGAAGCCTGCTTTGCGTAGCGCGTTAGCCCCACCTAATGCGTAATGGCGGCAGTCTAGGGACACCTTAGCCCATGTGGGGGCTTTGAATATGTTTGATAGCCAGCTCATTTAGGATATGTCCTCTACGTTCATGCTATTCGCCAGCCCACTTCACCGAGAAGCCTGCCTGTAGTGCCGTGAAATTGTCTGAGCCATCACTCTTACCTTGCAGGGATATGGTGGTTCCAGCAGGCAGATAAATAATGCTGCTTGCGCTAGCCGAGCCTGCGGTAGTGCCTCCGGTATCTCTCCGCTTCTTAACCCATCTGCATACGGCGTTGTTGGTGTGTATGGCAAAGGTGTATTGTGGACTACCTCCTACGCCTGTGCCCCCCATGTGGAAGCTCGTATCATACTCGCCATCGAGAGTTGTAACCATATTGCTGCTTGTCGTGGTGACGCCTTTCCCTGTTGCCACCGCTGTCCAATTTGTGAAACGCTGGTAGCTTGTCGTTAGCGCATAGACTTCGCCAGCATCGTCATCCTTGCCTAGTGAGCCGCAGTAGGCTGGAACGTTAGTCATCCCCCCACCATCAACCATAGATAATATAGCATTCGATATAATGTTGCCGCCGAAGTTAAATACACCATCCTGTGCCGTAAACTCTAGGTAGTTGGTCGAGCCGTAGTCCGAAATGCGGAATATGCCATTGGTTGCCACAAGCCTGATCGACGCTAACCCCTCCGACCCACTCTCTGTAGCCGTGGCGAGGGTTAGGGACGCGCCATCATATGTACCATATCCGATAGTCATAAGACTTAGCGCGTCATTAACGGGGGTCATAGACCATGTGTCATCCGTGTTCACTTTTATATTGGCATCAAACGTCTTGACTCCCGTTATGGTCTGCGCCCCCGCCTTGGTTACGACTGTCGAATCCAGTGTACCTACCCGCGTGTTCAGGCTATTAGTGGCTCCATTAAGGCTGGTAATATCTGTATAGATGCTAGTGTCAAAGGTGATCGTAGCTTCTTGGCTTGCGACCGACACGCTGCTGGTAGAGCCTTCCGCGTAGATGGCATTAGTTAGAGCCATGCTACCAGCCCCGCTAGTGATGTATGCAACAAAGGCGTCAGATGTGTCAACGATATCGTTATCATTGGTGTCGTATGTGGCAATGGTCATGTATGAACTCAGATCATTCGTGGTCCATGACGGGAACGGGAACGAGTTAGTATCGGAATACAGAGACTTCGTAACGCTTATCTTACCCTGCCAGAGAGTGCGAGAATCATTCGTAGCCGCGCCCGACCACATTGTAAGCTCAAAGTCATACACGCTGGCAGGGGGAATGTTTGTGCGATCTATGGAAAAGGTGGCGCGATAGGTGGAAGTCACAATATCATCGGGGCGTATATCTACATATGTAGTGCCTGCCTTGCTCAACCTTGCGCCCACGCTGTAGTTGGTGAGAGTCACCCATCCCGCGTTATTAGTGATATCAAGCTGGAAGTCTTGGTCATTAACATTCTGCCATTTCCAGTGAGAGTCCGTAAAGCCGCCTTCAATCTTGTCGATATTATTAGTGTCGGCATTCATATGCGTAGGGAACGCGGCAAAGGCAGCAGGGCCACCGAACATCAGGAGTGTTGCTATTAAGCGTAATGTTTTCATGTAGTTCCTTTTATCGTGAACGGCTTAGTGTGCGCTTACGTTTCTTCTTAGAGTCACCTACGATAGCACGTTTGCCAATCTGGTAATAGCCTTTTAATGTGCGATATGGAATACCCTTCCAAAGCTGTGCAGCTTGCCCTAGCAGATCTTCCGCACTATCCAATATCTTTATAGCATCCTTTTCCCGTACAGCAGAAGCTAGCCCCTGCGCGTCATCTAGCGCATCACCAACAGCACTCGTAAGCATAAGCTGCGGCTCAAAGGAATGCGTCTTTTCGCCTGTAGTAACTAGCTGGCCTAGGGACTGTATCGAAGATGACGCTAATCCGTAATACGGGAGCGTAGACAGATTGCTGGTCAGCACAGACAACGCTTTGTCGGTAGCATAATGCTTCTTGGGCGGGATGCCTTTGAGCTTCTTGCGAGCCTCATCAATAGCCACATTCCCCGCAGCCATGATGATTGTTATAATGGTAAGGTTTCGCATAGTCCTGCCCAGTGACTGCTCACCAGCCTTGAATGCCCTGACATTATCCGCAACCATCATTAAGTTCTTGGAACGCTGACTCATAAACTTAGTGATGAGCTTCCATCCAGGCTCTTTATGGCGTAGGTATGCTGGCCTGTCTATCATGTCAAATGTAGGCTGAGTCATCCTGACAATCCTGTGAGTCTCTTTCATGGTGGCCTCAGTCAACGCCCTGCCGCCCAAGCCTGTCTCGGCTATCTTATCCCGCACAGCCGTAGCTATGCTTAGGACTACATCTCTGTCAGCATTGAGAATGGGATTCATGGACCGCTCTGCAATAGTGCGCTTGCCGTTCAGGAATGCCCTGACATCGTTCCCCGCAGCCATGTCACCTACGTCTTGATTGAATGTCAATGATGCGTACCTGTCAAAGAGCAATAGCCCCCAGTCGCCGCCCTGCTTCATATCATTAAGCGTGACGCGATTAGGTGACGCAGCGGCTTTAGCGAGTCGTGCTGCTCCTATTTGCGTAGAAGCCGAGGCGAAAGATAGATACTGCTTAGCCTTAACGAAATAGTTATAGCCTAAGGCTACGGTTGTGAGCCTGTTATTAAGCGTTGCCAGCCACTTCATATCCCTTTTGATCGGCACAATATCAGTTTCTATTGCCAAGATGTGTTCTTCCATGGCGCGATATGCTTCTTCGCCGCCAGCCTTCTCGATAGAGTCTCGCACTTCGGGGCGAGCAAGGAACTCCTTAGCATTCTGTATAGGTTCAGCAAGGCCATGATAACGGGCTATGCTTCTAGCCCCCTGCTCTGATGTTACGAGCGCATCACCTATGACCAGAGGCTTCACGGTGCCTGTTCTGGCTATCAGGGATGAAGGCTCACCTATGGCTTCCTGTTGATACTTCCGAAAGGTTGTGAGCTTCTGCCTGTCGCGGGGATCTATATAACGCCGCACATGGTCCTCTACGGTGGCCTTGTCGTAGCCATCCACGGCAACTGATGTCTCGCTGATCTGCCGCTTCTGTGTGCCGTTCTCGTATTTGTGAAGGATTGTAGCGACCCGCTTCTCCTGAGGGGTTAGGCTGCGCTGGAATGTATCCACATCATCTGCTGTCAGCTTAAAGAGATCGCTCTTTGCGGCAGCTAATCTAAAGCCGCCATCTCTATGGAGTAGGTCTTTAATGTCGGCACTCATCATGTGCCTTGCCATAACCACGCGCTCCATGCGGGTCATCTCAATGTCTCGCCCACTCTGGAGTTTCCAGTGTATGTAATCCACACCTTTAGCCTTGGTTCTGTCGCCGCTAGGACGGGTGCGTAGGCCGAAGTCACTCCATCTACGTAGCTCCTTACGTGGAATAAGCTGCCGTATGGGGGTCAGCACTTCCTCTTGATATTCCTGATTAGCTCTCACTTCTTTAGAGCGGCCTAGATGTAAGTCTCTAACTACATACTCGCCACCTACACCATTCTCACCCTCAATGTCCCGCATCCTATATTCGGCATTCTTGACCACGCTAGCAGCGCGATCCCTTGCGCGAGTGTGAGCAGCCTGTGCTGGCGTCCTGTCTCGCCGCTTTAGCTTATCGCTATTCTTAGTGACGCCTTCGCTCATAGCCTCGGCATCTTGCTTCATGGTCCTGCTATGCCCATGTGCTATGTGATCCTGCTTCTGGTCATTGAGCTTCTTGAGATGCAGCAATGTGTTCGTTACGAGATCCACTTCATCAAGCGTCATCTCACTGAGAGGCTTCTTGTTAAGGCGTTGCAGCTTACCAAGCACTTCATCAGGAAGTCTGTGGTCAGGATTCTTCTCAAGGAACTTGGCTGTGCCATCAAGTGACATGCGTGTAGATTCGGTCATATCCGTGGGGTCGATAGATTCTATGATCTGCTTAATTGGTCCCTGATATTCAGGACGCAGCTTCTTGAAGCCCTTGGTCTGCTTGGTGATCTTCTTAGACACCTTCCGGTATTGGGTGACAGCAACCTGCCGCTTATATTCAGATTCAATCCTGTCTATCTTCCTGATAGCTCGCTCATATTGCAGGCGAGTAGTAGCCTTATCTGCTATCCTAGCTACAGCCGCAGCTTGCCGCACAGTCAGGGTTTCTCTGGCGTACTGCTTGATATCATCCCGTAGTATCGCATGGTTACGCTTCTTACGGGCGACCTCTAGCGATATGCGCTTACGGGTTTCCACTCTGCCCACTCTCTCGCCCTCGCGTAACGCCTGTCTTTCTGCCGTCATCTGCCGCTTAATAGCCCGTACTTCGGCCATATCATCCCTGATAGATTGCCGCTCAAGCTCCCGCGCTTCTGCTGCACCAACCCGCCGTAATGCTTTAGCTAGCTGCGCTTCCGTCTTCGCACTCTTGACGGCCTTGGCTATGGTTTCTGGAACCTTCCCGCGCAAAGCTGACTTAGCATATTCGATAATAGAATCTTGGATAGCAGCCCTGTCGCCAGCCTTAGTCCTAACCTTCGCCATTAAGTCGGCGCGTTCTTCATGTCTACCCCAACGCTCGCCGCTTCCGAAAGCCTTACGCTCAAGCCGTAGCTGTTCAGCATGGGACACTTTATCACTCAAGGCCAAGAGTTTGGTCATCGGTATGCCACTGTCTTCCATTGCGGCGAGACGACCTGCTATCTTTGCATCTACAACATCGTTTCCGTGGGCGTCAGTGGGCCTAGGCTGCGCTATCCTTAGCTCTGAAGCTAATGCCCTACCTCCGACCTTTCGTGCAGCCCTAGCCGCATCTACGGCCTCCCTAGTGGATGCCTGCTGGAATAGGGCATCATTCAATGCTTGGCGTCGATCAAGATGCTTCGGGGGCAGGAGGGTGAATGGTGTATGCTCCTCGCCCGCTTCAAGCTGTGGTATCTCCCGCACAGCAGGCTCAACATCTTCCCTTACTTCTTCGGGGTCGATGGCTCGCTGTACATCTTCCGGTACAGCTATATCATCTTGAACTGATGCGTCACGCGCAGGCAAGGGGGCTACTTCCCTCGACTCCCTATGGGCTATCCATCGCGCCTTGACGCTCGCCTTGAAATCTTTGGACGCCTTCTTCATGAGCCGCGCCCTGTGTTTCTCAAAGTTGGGATCAGTGAAATCCATGCCAGCAAACAGAACAGCCTGCGCCGTATTGACTATATTCTCTGGCCTGTTGAACCATTCCCAGAATTCGCTCTTCTTGACTTCCTTGCGCCACCATCTATCTGTAGCGTAATCTGTCCCGACATCAGCTATCACCTGAGCCGCAAAGTTCAGGGCTTTCCTACCTACTTCGCCAGATGCGCCAGAAGGGACTATATGCTCTGCGCCGAAGCCTATGAAAGCTAGAGCCATAGACTGAGCCATGTTACCTGCTGACCGACTAAGCCTATCCTTTAGCTTGCCTTCGCCCATAGTCAAATCAACCAGAGCATTCCCGCCGCCCATTATGGCACTTGTTCCAAGCCGCAGCTTTAGCATGGTGAGCAATGTGCGCTTAGATGGATCGGCAAGGATGCCGAGCCGCTTAGATAAGCCACCAGCAGCTACGCTACCTGTAAGCATGGAGCCAACCATGCTCATGATGCCGCTATTGACTTGCTCAAAGGTGCTTCCTGGCGTGATGATATTGGGATCAATGCCAAGGAGTTTAAGCTCCTTCTGGACCAGCTTGTTCGATAGCCCGAAGGTGAGGCCGCTTAGTGTAGACGCATAGGCTTGTGTAGCCCCGCGACCTATGGCAAATTCAGTCTCTAACTGCTCTGCTGTGCCGCCTTTGGCTCTAGCTCGTAAGTCCGATGCTTTAATTAGCAGGTCCCTGTCGCCCGTAGCCTGTAGCTTATCGGCTTCTTCCATCAGGAATGCGCTGTATTGGTCCTGTGGTGAACCATGTCTGACGGTACGCTTGTTCAGTCCACCTTCCCGCTTCTTCCACGCCTCAAAGCCTTCTGCTAATCCGCGATCAACCTCCTGCACTTTGCTTAGTTCTGCGCGGCCTTGCTCTAAAGCTGCCTGCCTGTCGCTTTCGCTGCCAGCCCTATCTATTCGTTGCCGAGCTGTCAGGGCTATCCTTGTGCCCTGCTCCAGCCCTCTAAGGCTATCAGATGGTGTAGCAGAAGCCTGCGTCGGTTGTGGCTGCGTGGAGGCACCAGCAAGGCGTTGCAGGCTCTCAGCTACAGGGGAAGGGGTGCGTGTAGGCAAGGGGCGAGACAACACATCTTCGATATCCACACCATCAACACTAGGAGCAGGAGCTTCCTGTGTAGGGATGGGCCGTGATAGTATGTCATCGACATCCACGCTAGGGGCTTGCGCTTCCGGTGTGGTCGGTATCGGCCTACTTAGGATATCATCTATATCAGCCATGCTATGCCCTCTTAGGGATTATCTGCGATTCCAATTCCTTGACGGTGTTTTTGAGCCTAAGCTGCTCGGAAGGCGTAAGTGTAGCCATGAACTCCTTGCTGTCTACGCGCTCCTTGGCAGCGTTGTAGCGTTCCTCTGTGGGGCTTACCTGTCCATCACCATCTACATCACCCTGAACATTGCGGGCTTCAGATATAGCAGGGGATTCAGGAACCGCGCCAGCTTCAAACTCGCTACCTACTATTTCCTCTACCTCTGGAGCATCTAGCTCTGGAGCATCTTCTTGAGTCAAAGTTCCTGCCTGTGTCGCATCAAAGCGCAAATCCTTGAGGAAGTCAAGGTCGGCTGTTAGCTCTGCCTCGCGGGAAGCTATAGCCTTCTCTTTGGCTTCGTCTATCTTGCCAGCAGCCTTTAGCTCGGAGATGGCATTAGCATTCTCCTGCTTCATTTCCTGAACGCTGATATCATGGTCGAGGATAGATTGCACCTTCTCGTAGCCAAACTTCTCTGCCTGTTCGATAATGCGAGCCTGAGCCTTCTGGTCAATCTGATCAAGCTGACCCTTCAGGGCTGCGGCATTGCGATCATCCAACCCCTTCTCCTTTAGCTTGGCAACATCTAGCTTGCCATCAGTAGTGACAGCCGCTATTTGGATAGCTTCGGCAAAGCCTAGGTCTTGCCCCCGCTGTTCCGTAGATGCTCTGATGTGGGCTACTTCCCGCGCTGACGCCGCATCAATGATATGTCCTGCCTGTTGCGCCCTAGCCCGTATATCGGCTACGTTCTCAGGCACTCGCGCCTTCTGCAACTCAATAGCTTGCTCGGCCTGCCTGCCTGCTGCCCGACTTTCCTGCCTACGCTGCCGCTCGATACCCCTAGCACTCTGCTGAATCTCGCGCTCGGCTTGCTGCCTGAATGCCACCGGACCCTGATTCGCCTTGTAGCGCAACTGCTGTGCTTGCGTGAGGCTCCCTAGATAGTCCTTCCGAGCCTGATCTATAGGGCTTAGTATAGCCTGCCTGCCTGCTTGCCTCTGAGCGGCTGTGAGAGGCTGTGGAGCGGCTGCTGCGGGCCTTGCCTGCGGAGCTATAGCTTGAGGGACAGGCTGCGGCGGGATGGCCGTAGGTGCTATGGGTGATACAGGGATGGGATCTATGCCTGCAACATCAGGGATGCGGGGATGTTGCCTGCTTCGGAAGCGTTCGTCGTTACGTGCCATTTTAGTTCTCCTTTATTCAGTCTTGAAAGCGAAATCCATTTGTTACATACCAGTCAGCCCCGACAAGGATTGGCGTCTCAAACTCCCACCCCTTGCTTGTAGCATTAGTAGTCTGCGGCTCATCACACCAATTCGGCGGGAAGGTTGTATCTCCATAAAAGGCCGAGCTTGTAACTGACGCCCCGTAAGTTGGCGCATTCGTGTCTAGTAGCTGATATTGGTTAGTCTTCCATGAAAAGCCTTGATTGTCAAATGTTGCCGTATCTATTCCGCTATCGAAAGCTGTCACCTTCCCGTACCACATGAGGCCATGCGCGTAATTAGTAGCTGTGCCCGAAGTTACCACCTTAGCCTTGACTGCTACTGCTACGGCTGTCCATGTGTCGCCCACCCTTGAGCCTTTAGTGTAGTATTCGGGGAAGCTATCCACGCTTGATATGGCTGGCACAGCGGCTTCGCAGTCTGTCTTAGCTGCCGCCCATGAGTCGCCAGAACCTGTCCATGAGTATCTATTATTGGTGATGCTGTCGGCTGTCCAGTCTCCAGCTTCCTCGGATATCCGCATAGCCCTGTATGCCCTGTATCGCTCGTCGAGGTGTATCCGCTTCAGGACATGTGGGCCAAGGCCATCGAACTCTGGATCGAATTGCCCGTAGGTTGTGATATCATTGGTCCACGACACTATCACGACATCGCCTGTATTGAATGCGCTATTAGTCATGACCATATTTGTAATGCCATACCACGGCAATGTGCAGGCCGTCCAGTTGGTGTCGCTTAATGAGACAGTCTCAGTAGCATTAGATACAGGCTGCAATTCTTGGGCATCGTTAATCCACCAGTCGCTATACGTATCGAGATATGAACCCTGTATTTCCACGTTAAGATTCGTGATGGCATTAGTGCCGCCTGCTATCAGCCTGACTACAGGTAGATTCTCGGTATCAAAGAAGTCCCTGTCGAATTCCTGTAGATCCACGAAAGTCCATGAGCCTGTCCATGCGGCTTGGGCCAGGGACCACGGAGCTTCCACTGTGGCTCGCGTAAACCAAGCCGCATCATCAGCCTGTGCCCCCGTACTCTGAATGAAGCCCCACGCGTTAGTAACAAGATTCGTGGTGTATCCTATGCCTTCTCTATTCAGAAGCCCTACACGGCTATTCAGGGGCCATGTCGAGGGTGTTTCACCAGCACCATCGACTAGCGCAAAGTAATCATCAAAGGTTCCATCACTTCCTATCTGATTTGTAGAGATAAACTTCTCGCACATGGTCTGATCTGATGCGCCATCTTCGCTATTGAATACCGAGGCATCCCACTCATAGATGAACTGCCCATTCAGAAAGAAGCCCGCCGAGTTGGTGTATGTTCCTGACGGGTCTGTGTATGTATATTCCCATGGCCCGAAGTTGGTAGCATTCCCGAAGTCGAAGCGAACAGGTCTGGTCAGATTTGTGTAGACTAGATAGCGATTCGTGTATGTCCATGAATTAGTAGTAAACACATCATTGGTGTATCCCGCATAGGCTATCCTTGTATCTGATAGGTCAAAGCTGTCGCCATTATCGGAGGGGGCTACATCCCATCGCTCGCTAGCCGACCACCATAGCTGACTAACGCCGCCGAAAGAGTCCATGACTGTATCCCAGTCGTGCGCGTTAGTCTCGGACAGAGGGAAGCCATCCCACTGTGCTTGAGCTACCAGAGGCAATAATGTTGATGCTGCTATCACTAGAAGTAATTTCCTCATGACTGCAATGGTGAATCTATGACTACATCGCCTATATGATGTATCTCCGATTGATACCATATCCCTGCTACATCCGACTGATACTTAGAGAGCGTGATGAACAAATGCGTTGTGTTGCTTGTGGGCCGCGCTGCTGCATGAGCTATAGAAGCCGAGCTAGTCCCGCGTGTGTGGTCTATGTAGACCCATTCTGTCGAGCCTGACAAGGACACACTATCTGCGCTGACTTCGATGTTGGTGTCGCCTATGCAGATGGTGCCTGCCCCTATCTCAAGCGTAGATGGATCGGACATATATCGACTAAAGGCCAGCTCCGACTTAGACATGAAGTCGCTGACTACGCGCCATAGGTTGCCCTCTCTGAAGATGGTGAGCTCGCCGCCATCGGTGATGTGGTCAAGTGTGTATTCCATCGAATAAAGCCTATCCTCTTGCTGAAGTACGGCATCTTCCACTTCCTTCAGCCTGTCAAGGAGCGGCTTGATTCTTCGCTCTATAGCAACCACACTTGCGCTTAAGACATCATCCCTAGCTTCCGAGGCATCCGACTGCTCTTGAACCTGCGCCGTAGTATCATCCTTAGCGGCCTGTTCGTTCTCGGCAATCTTGCCACGGATAGTCAGGAACTCAGCCTCCGAGCTATTGGTCTGTATATCTTCCGTCACTACCAGTCTCCATCGGACACATCGCTGTAATCAGTCTCGCCCACTTCCCATACCTGCTTAATGCCTATGTATCTGCTTCCCTGAGCCACAACCCTGCCTGTAGGGACTAGCGGCAGATTGTCAATGCCTGTTGGCCTATTTCCAGGAATGGGGGGATTGCTTGCATCCCAATTAGCATATGTACGGGCAGCAGCAAGGCTCTGCCCATACTTACGGCCCTCTGTGACGCGATAGATTGTGCCATCCTTGCCTACTGCGAAGAATTGGTCATAGTAGTCATATGTGCCTGTGCCGCCACCAGAAACCGGAACACGCCCCACCTGAACCACATCCTTCAGCCCCTTGTTAGGACGTTCCTCAATCGAGTATGTGTCATGCGTGTAGGCTGTCCCGCCTATCGTGAAATCTGCTGCTGCTACGCCAGCTATCAGCGTGTCCTTCTGGGCTTCTGTGACATGCGGCCAATAGCGTACATACACCTGATCGCTACGGCCTACCTGAGCCTTAACCTGCCGCGTGTATATGTCATCATTAGGGTCCCCGCTAAGGGCATACGTAGAATGTAGCGTCTGCCTGATCAGCACCCATCGCTTATTGCCTGGATATACAACCTTGCTGACATCGCTGTTAAGCCATGTAATCCCCGCTGCTGTAGCTGCGCCATCATACCAAGGGACTATGTAGGAGGCTACGGCGCGAAGGGCTATGATAGCTGTCTCGGCCTCTGTAGCGTCTATGGGTCCATATTCCCTGACAATCATCTGTGGGGCCAGCTTGGTATCTACAACAGCAGCCCCGCGCATATGTAGGCGAGCATGGGCGTTATCACCAGCTAGTGTTCCAGCGACAACTTCAGCAGAAGATAGTAGTAGTTCACTCATTGGGCTGGGGATTCCTCTGTGGTTACGGTTAAGTCGGTCAGCATGTCTATGTCATGTATATGTATATGCGAATCTAAAGCTGTGATGCGTACCTGAAATTGCTGCGAATGGACAGGATGCTCTAGGGTAATCTGCTGCCTGACATACTTCTCCTCCTGCCATTTAACCTGAAGCGTCTGTGGATCGGACCAGTCTTCCTTACTAAGCCTTGTCTGGAAGGTTATCTCGCCATCAGCTTGTGTGGTATTGTCGAAGTAGAAGGCTAGTGACTCGACACCAAACGGCCTGCGTATTCCAGAGCGGCGGCGTGTAGCTGTATCTGTGATAACGCGGCTTGTCCATCGGAAGCCTGTAGTCCCCCAATGAAACAGCTTCTTCATGCCTAGATCAAACACAAACTTGTCTGTGCCAATAATCCTGCGCTTCTGTGGATCTACCAGCAAAGCCTTATTCTGGAAGTGGCTGATGCTTGTACGTACATCCCGCGTAATCTCTGTCACCCTGTTGCCATCCCATGCCATTAGCCCGTTACCATTAGAAGCAAAGGCTAGGCCGTCTAGGACGTTGCAATTAGCGGCTGCGCTTATCTTCATGGATTCTTCTATGTCGGTCTTGCGCCAAACGTCACTCTGACTATTGGTGCCAAAGAGCATGTAGCCCCCTGTGCTTTTGGCGACATAGAGATTGTTGGCTACAGGCAGGAACTCAAGGATGGCATTAGCATCTTCAGCGAAGCTAACACCACCACGACCCTGCAGGAGGCTCTCATAGGCTGCTGTGGTGCCTACATAGCCTGGAGCTAGGTACTTTAGCTGGGTGGTAGCGATAAGCCACATACGGTCGAAATACTCCCGCCATGTATTTGCGCCGATAGTGTAGGTCTTCTTAACCTGCGCTGTGCCTGTAGGGATAGCCCCTGCAACGAGTCGGCCAGGATAGTCTATGCTCATGCCGTAGCCATCAGGAGTCCAGCCATCACGCAGCTTTGAGGGATCAGTCTCTGTATCAAGCCCAGCAGGGAATGAAGATGCTAGCGATACCCATTTTAGATCAGAACCAGCCATCCCGCTTCTCCTAGCTTGTGCTTATGATATCTACGTCACCAAAGGTTTCACCATTCGTTGCTGCGGCAGTATTCGCCGTATCCCTGTATAGCCTTGCGCCGTTCCATGCATCCTGCGTCATGCTCTCAGATGTCCGTAAGTCTAGGTCGCCTGAACGGTGGCCGAATCTGATAAGGTTAGTATCTACGGAAAGGCTAAAGGCTTCCTCATACGCGGCGTCAAGGTCTATAGCTGTAGCCGTATCGGAGATAAGCGTAGGGACAGCAGCTAAGTCTAGCTCCCTGTAAGCCCTACGTAGCGCATAATTGACTGCGCTTATGTAGGAAGTCGTGAAGCGGGAGCTGCTAGCTTCTTGGCTGTATTGCCGCTGCTTCTGTGTCCACATTGTATCGGCTGATATGCTCATTCAGGCACCTCCACTACATTCGTGAAGCCTGCTGCCGCTATGACTTCCTCGGCCTCGCCCCACGGTGCCACGGCAATCTTGATTCGTGTCTTATTGGCCTCGTAATTCAACGCCGTCTTGACCTTGGCAAGCGTTACGTCCTTTTGCGTCTTTCTGAATTGCTTGACACTCCACCAATCTATATGCCATTTGTTGCCGTTCAGATAGTAAACCTTCGCGGTCTTGAGTGGGCTATCGGCTTGCCCTGTGTATTCCTTCAGCTTATCCTTGAGCCATGTCTGCTCCGCTTTTGATAGCTCGCTTAATCGTGCCGCTATAATCACAGACCGCAGCCTATCTGTGTTGTCGATGGCCTCTGCCTCACGCGCTACAATCTGGCCGTACGCTACTGCGAATAACGCAAGGCCCACGCTAATAGCCAAGCTCAGTTTTATTATTTGTCCAGTCATTGCCAACATCCTCCTGAGTCCACCCGTTAGTGAAGTCCATTCCGCATTCTTGCCCCAGTGCGCCTATCAGGAACTTGTCCGCGCCCTCTTCGTCTGATCCGATATACCAGTAATCATTCACGCTCAAGGCAGAAAGGCCCGTTGGTGCCGAATTAGTAACTAGCTCGCCATTCATATATGTGTATTGAGCTTCTGGCCCCGATGGATTGGTTTCTATAACAAGAACAACGCGCTTCCATACACCTGTCACCATCGTGCCTGTCGGCGTGTTGAGCGCATCGCCGCCATTGAGCCTGCTTTCCAGCTTGGTCGCATCGCCGCCCGACAGCTTGGCCCAATGGATATTGGCCCCCCGCAAGCTGAACGCTATGGAGTCAGAGCCGCCCAAGGTAGTGATCCATACGCTGAAATACATGGTGTTGGTTTGTGAGCCGTTGCCGATGGTCGTATTGTTTGTGATCTTCAGGTAGTCGCCGCCATCGAATGACCGACAGTCAACGCCGCCGATAGTCGTCTCTGTAGGGCTAGCCCCGCCGCCTGGATCTGATGCGTCATAGTCTGCCCATTCTGCCCATTCTGCGATATTGGCTAATAGGCCCGATGACCCAAGGTCATACCGAAGATGTGCGTTGGTGCATGGATTGGGCAGGTCAGCGGATTCCCCAGCAGGCACCACGTAATCAAACCCACCCCCGCCCATAGTGACGATATTGGTCCCTGAATAGCCATCACCAAAGGAGCCTTCACATACAGGCTCTATGCATACAGAGAGGGCTACAGCAAGCATACAGGCCACAGCTAGGGACATAACAGATCGTTGCGACATAGCAGACCCCCATTATGTTAAGGCTTTGGGTATGTAGAGATGAACACGTTGGTAGCCACGTCAGCTAATGTGCGTAATACAAGCTGGCCTTCAAAGTCGCCATCCTCACTCCATGCTGTGCCAGCAGGAACAGGTAGCGCATTGGTAGTCAGCATCAATGTCTCAAACGCAGATGTGCTGATATTGAAAGCGAAATAGACTGTCGTGTTTCCCTGATTGAGAATAGAGAGATGGCCCGTATTGCTCGGAACGTCAAAGGTCTGCCGTGTGGTCGTGACTGTTGCTACTGTCCAGCCGAAACCCTCAGCGAAGGCCATCAAGCCGCCGACAATCAGGAGAGCCGTTACTGCTAGAAATTTCTTCATCATTGCTCCTTAATGGCGAGACAAGGGATCACCCTGCCCCGCCAGAGGTTGTCGGTTATTTAGTAATCACCAAGCCAATTATAGGTGATCGTGATTGTGCCGTCTACAGAGTTCGTAGAAACGGCTGCAACGTCAGCGTCATCAACCAGCCAATTCATCGCAAATATGATTGCAGTTGTGGTGCCATCATAATGCGCTGTCTCGGCGGCTAGCGCGGCGTCATTCGTACCCTCAATCGGATCAACAGAAGTTGAGGCAAGGAAGTCTTCATAAACGCCAGTGAAGTTATTGTTTGTCATCACAGCAGAACCGAATGCCATATCCCCGCCCTCGCCAGCAGCGAGATCGCCGCCATCAGGAGTAAGGATGATATTCTCGTACACAATGCCTTCAATGCTGATTCTGCCTTCAGGGAATGTGTATAGATTGGTGGTCCCCCAGCCCGCGCCAGATGAGCCATCAATAAGAAGCACCACGTCATCAAGAGTCAGCACAACCTGCTTATGCGAGTCTGTACCCTTCTCAACCACCGTAACGGTACTCTTAGCTGCTGTTCCAGTGTTCACTGTAGTTCTGTTGCCACCAGATGTCACTGCGCCTGCCAGTGTTGATGCGCCTGCGACACTAAGCGTCTGAGCTTCTGCTACACCATCTTCATCTACACGGAAACCCAGCGTACCGTCAACTGCTGGAATGTTGAAGATGTACGTGGCCGCAGAAGATACAGCAACAAAGACCAGTGTTATCAGGACAGCCGTAAGGATGGAAGTCTTGCCATCTCGGACTGTGCCATCACTCCCGCTATCGTGATACTTGTGCATATGCCGCTTCCAGTTCTCTGTGTTCCTGCGAATCTTGGCTTCAATAGTATCAAGTCTCTTATCCTTCTTATCCTTCTTCGCTTCTTTCTTATCTGCTGCCATTTTGACCGCTCCTTCTTTATGCTGCCCAGCTCAGGTCGAGAGTTGAGCAAGGGATTTATGCTGCTCCTATACTGCTCCGAGTTGCTTCTTGCTTCTTAATTTTTTCTTGCCTCTTCCTCCATGAATGCTCAGTCGTAACTTCGCTATGACAATTCGCGCACAGCAGTACGCACTTACTAAGCTCGTCCTCAAGCCTGCCAAACGACCACCCGTTACTAATTTTTGACGAAATAGTCAACGTCTTAAGCTCTGGGTCAACATGGTGAAACTGCAATGCTGATAAATGCTCAGAGTACCCACATAGAAGACACTTACCACCAAGGTACTCAACACACTTAATCTTGGTTCCGCGCGACCTCTTGCGATGCCTATCAAGACACGCCGCACCGCTCTTGTGGTAATGCTTGCGTGATCGTGCCCTGACGTAGGCCCGTCGCTTATCGCACCAATCCTTCTGCCACTTCCTATTGCGAGCGCGAGCCTCGGGCTTCTGCGTTTGTGCAAGAATTTTATCCTTATTCGCCGCAAAATATTCCCGCCGCTTTCGCTTGATTTCTTCTCTGTATTCAGCATCTTCCGCGTACCGCTTCTTGAGTCTCGCTTTATACTCCTCATACTTCTCTTTTGAATAAGCCACAATCTGCCTCCCTATTTAAGCCCAGCTAAGGATGGAATAGGCCATCCTTAGCCAGTTGCAAGTTAATTATGCTTGCGTAAGTTGTTGGCACTCAGTGTCTTGCCTAAGCTCCGACATTGAGAATCATGTTCTTCACTTGCGATGCACCAAAGCCAACCTGCGCCTTGATGTAATAGCCAGCCACAACTTCAGGATAGTCAGCATTCGGGTAATCCAAAGGCTTGACTACAGGAGCCGTAAGAACTGCATAGTGCAATCCCCACATGGCTTCAGGAAGGTCGCCCCACCCATACCACGCGGTAGTACTGGAAGCACCGTCAAAGACGATAGGCTTTACGCCCTTCCAAGGATTGATAGCATTCAATGCGTCCTCAGGAATCAGGTCTGAACCTGAAATCTGACGGGCCTTCTGCTCTTTCTCGGGGACAACAACAAGATTCTTGATGTTGACCTTTGAGACAAAGCCCTTCTCATTGGTTCGCTTACGGGCATTGTAGCGCATGAGGTCGTAGGTGGTCGTAGTCAGAGCTGCGGCTGTTTCCAGATTGCTCCATGTGCCGCCAGCAGCATCTTCGTGGTAATGATCATTAGCGAAGATGTTAGAGCCATCTGCGCCAGCCACTGATGCACCTGTGTTAATGACGTTAGCCATCCCTGCCTCGATGAATCTGCGTCCACTGTCCATCAATCCACTAAGCTGGAAAAGAGCCTTACCGGACTTATCTATCTTCACCGTGGTAGCCGTGATGCGATTCCCGAGCATATAGGTGTAGAGGTTGATGGTCTTGTCATACCCTGGCGCACTTTCTTCAAACTGGAGAGGGTTGCTATCTTCAGTCTTCCGAGGATGGTTCAGGATGTTAGAGACTGTTGACAATTTGAACGTCAACAGATCAGCGGCTTCGGTGCGGAAGAACTGACCCGCGACCAGAGGGATATTATCCGAGCGATCAAGGATCACATCCATTGCTTTGTTTGTGAGGTCAGGGTGCTTGAACCTGTTTTCAAAACCGGCTCGTACCCATTCTAGTTTAGTTGCTGCCATTGTGTTATCCTCCTACTACGCTGCTGGTGCGGCTTCTACTGCAACCGTCAGCACTTTGACTGTGACTCTGGCGAGTGTATCTGCTGAATCATCCTGGAATGGACGGTCCAACCACAGCGGCGATACGAGCTGTAATACCTTGATGGTATTGCTGTCGATGTCGATGGTGCAGAGATTTGAGGTTACATCCATCTCAAACTGCTGCCCACGCGCTGCTTCCGTCACGGCTCCGTCAAGCTCGTTCATCAGGAAGACCTGATTGGGAGTGACGATACCAAACGACTTGCGTGTAGTGTCTGCGCCGATTGCGGTGCCGAGGGTTTCCATTGCGATATGCGTAATGGCCGAGGCCGCTACACTTGTCGCGCTCGATGCCGCTTCGTACATCAATCCATCGCTCGCTAGTCTGCAAAACTGAGAGGCATTGTACGTTGCCGCTCCGTCTACAAGGTACTCATCATGGGCCAGAAGTGCGCCATCAGAGCTAGAAGTACACGCTGGATTTACTGCCGTTAGTGTTGCCATTGCTATTCTCCGTCACCACCCAAAAACCTCTCGGGTGCGGGCTTGTTGTGATCTTCTTTTTTGTTCGACTGCACTCCACCTACCACAGCAGCCGTATGGAATTGCTTACGCGAAGACTCCTCGTCAGCAGCCACCTGAGCGTCTGACACAGCCTTAGGCCGCATCCATAACTCCATCTCTTTGATTCGTGGCTGTCTGCCTTCAAGGTCTTCTACAGGTTCATAGCCAGCATGTAAGTTATGTGCATGGTCTACGTCCTCGCCCCAATATGTCGTGTAATCTGCGGGGATGCGGCCTTGTTCGCGTAGCATCTTTATGGTTGCTGTTAATTTGTCGCCAGAGATTGCCATTCCGACAACAGCATCTGGGGCTGACTTACGCGCTCGCTCTATCGCAGCTACCTGACGCATTGCTTTCTGCTTTGCGTAGGCTTTCTCAATCTGGAGCTTGGTCTGCGCCTTCTTCGACTCGGCGTCTTGCGGCTTCGTCGCAGCAGGCTTATCCGGTTCGCCAACATCGGCTTCCGTTAAGGTTACAACAGGCTTTGGCTCATAATCCTTAGGCCCCTTGCAATTCTTCATATGCTTGGCTCGCGCCGGCAGGAATGTAGTAACCATCTCGCCACATTTTTCACATCGTTCTTTTGGGTATTCGGTCATTAGATGAACTCCTTTACACCGCGCCCTCTAGGGCCAGTAGTTGCTTGCTTTATCGCTTCTTCCTTAGATAGTCCAAGGTTCTGCATTAGATACGTAACAGTTTCAGGATTCGCCTCTTTTACTTCTGGTGCTTGAGGGGCACTCCCTGCACTCCCTAAACCCCCAGTGGAAGGTGCGCCATCCGGTACTTCTGTACGTTTCGCAAGCGGCAAGATGTCTAATAGTCCAAGTGCCGCAGAACGTGATACGCCTTTGCCAACCATAGCATCGACCAACTCTTTATTGCCTTGATAGCGAGGATCTTGGGTTTCGCTGAATTCCGCGAACTGAGCATTCATAGCATCCATACGCTCAGTCATGGCTTTCGATACTGCTTCAGCTTCCCTTTGTGCCTTCTGCGCCAGATGCTCGGCATAACCCAGACGCTCAACAGCAGCTTCTGATACGCCATACTCATCGGCTAAGGCACTTACTCGCGCTTGATTTTCCTCTGCGGTAGGCTGATGTGGGGCATTGCTCTGAGCTACAGCTTCTGTCAGCTTGGCGAGTTGTTCATTTCTGATCTTCTCGTTTTCTGCTGCCAGCTCTGCTGCTCGCTGCTCTGCCTTCGTCGCTTCCTGCCGCAAATGTAAGTATGACTCCTCTAGCTTCTCAGGGGAATCGTACTTATCAGCCCACATTTTAGACTCTTGGTCCGTATCCGCGCCTGCGGGGGTGCCAGAATCTACATCAGAACTATGGGCGAGTGCTGCTTCGGTATCCACTGTTCCGGTATCTGTATCGGCCATGATTGGCCTCCTTGCTGTGCGTCATGGGGCGAAGCATCGTGCATCGGTATCCCATCGGCGCGAAACATAAAGTGTATAAAAGCGAAAAAGCCACAGGAAGGGCTGGCCCTGTGGCTTTCTTAATCCGAGGAGCGACCTCGGTTCGCTTAAGTTTTCTTACTAATGTGAAAGTGTTTCTTATTGCTGAGAAGTCTTACGCCTTTTCGGGCATTTTGTCAAGTTCTTTTCTCATATTCTCAAATAAGGCACAGACATCTTTCTCAAAACTGACCATGAGTGCCTGAACTACATGGGCAGCACCACGCGCTGACTGGACATCGGCACCATCTGCCAGCACTTCATCGGCTATTTCGTAGTAGTATGACTCCAGCCATTTAGTGAATGTGCCCCAGCCTTCAGTCTTAGTCATGCCATACAGCCGTTGAATGTCCTGACTGTTCACCTTGCCTCGCCCTATTAATTTCATTGTAGTGCCAGCCCTCCTTCTTCTGCCGCTAGCAGGTCAGTGGTTGCTTCCGCGCCAGTTAAGGGCGGCGTGTCAGATAAACCCAAGCCAGGAGTCGCCTCAGAAGCGGGTTGTGCGTTAGTGGCGTCAGCCTGATTCTGTAATGTGTTTGCGCCCTGTTGCGCCCCAGCTTGGATAGATTGTTGTTGCTGCTTCTTTAATTGCTCGGTCATAAGGTTGTGCTGCTCTGCCATCTTCAGGTTCTCCTTATTCGCGTCAGGAAGCAGGCGGTAGATAGCAATATAGTTCCGATGGTTGTCCAGATGCAGGTCATGGTTCTCTCCCTGCTGTGGCTCCGTCCAGACGCCCTCAGAGCCGTCCAAAGGCATCATGCCCATGTTCTCCTCCTGTGACCGCTTACGTGCGTCCTCGGCCATGTCAGGGGGCCAGTAGCGTTCCTGATCGAACATAGGTCTGCCCTTCATGGCATCCTTCATGAAGTTGCGCTGGCCTTCCATTGGCATCGTAGGTAACGCGGCTGCGGAATATACAGAGAAGAATCTATCAAACTCCTGCCGCTGGATGGTGTTGGTTTCGTATTCATCCACGGCTATGAGCTTGTATGTGTATCTGCCCCAGAGGTTAGACGGCTTGATTTCATGGGACATCTCGCCGCGAAGCAGCGTAACGGTTAGATCCTTGTCGGCGTAATGCTCCCAGAACTGCGCGTCAGTCTTAGCATCCCACTCAATCAGCCCAGCCATGTAGCGCAGCTTGTCTAGTGCAGGCTTCATAGATTGATCTAGGGAATTCTTAGCTTCCTGTGCGCTGGTCCTGCCGCCCATAGGGGCACCTTCAAAGGCTCTGGTAACGCCCATGACTTCCCGCGCTATAGCTTCGGTCTTGTCCATAAAGGCCATGAAGTCGTTAGTGTGTATGTCTATAGGGAGCTTCTGAATGCGTCCAATGCCGCCACGCCGCATGTTCCATTGTCTGCGGGGATGGAAGTCTTTGTTGTCATTTATCAACGCGCCTTCCTCAACGAGCCAAGGACTGTTGCACTTCTGATCCTTGAGGTCATACCATTGGTCCTTCATGGTCTTGTATTCGTCGTTGATAGGCTCCATGACATTCTTGTAGCCCATATGGAACGGGCCATTATCGTCACGGTGGGAATGCGCTAGGTAAACTGGTATCTCATCCTTCTCGGGGAATGGCTCTGGCGTGAGCCGCATACAGATAGCTTTGTCCTTGCCCTGAGTGACATCACCCACAAACGTAACCCAGAACCAACGGGCAGGCTGGGAGTCGGGGTCCCACATACCCTTATCGTCGATAGGAAGCCGTACAAAGGCGTCGAACTGATCATACTGCCCTGTAGCTGTAGTAACGTCCGAGGTGCCTGTAGCGTGTTCTTGACGCTTCTCTAAGATGTCGTTATGAACCTGCCCGTTGTATAGCTGCATCTCGCCAACATCCTTAAAGTTCTTATAGAAGCCGTTGGCTTGCATGGAACGCAGCTCTGACTGGACAGGATAAGACCGGAATACTAAGCATTGCTGCTGCTGGACATCTTCGATGTTGCTGTCCATGTAGGCATCTTTCCAGTCCCAGCAACGCAGGACGGGATAGGCAATCTTCTCGGTCTTGGTTTGCCATGATATCTTCGTAGGCTCACCATTCTCATCGCGGCTCTTAACTACACGCCTACGGACTTCCTTCTCGCAGGAATACCATGTCTTAGTAAATAGACCGTTAGCATACTTATTGACAGACCACCAGCCTGTAGCGAGCTTCCTGCGCCTGTCATCAGCCGTCATGGAATACTCATAGAGCATAGAGCGGTCTTCACATACCTGCCTTGCCTGCTGCTTCTGGACATCATCCCCGTTTTCCATAGGAATGTACTTACCAGGAAGATCCTTGGGCGGCAGAAGTATGTCTGTTTCCCATGCTGAGATCATGCGGGTGAGTGTGAAGAATAGGTGGGGTACGGTGTCTTGGCTTGCGCGGGTGAGGTTCTCGGCGGCTTTAGTCTGACCTTGTGCCATACGGAACATCTGGTCAGCTTTCTCTATGCTTTCCTCGTATTCACAGCGTTGAGGCTGACTCTTAAAATACTCAAAGTAATGGGCGACACGCTCAAGGGTTTTCTCTGCTGCTTCCTCTTTGTCTGCGAAATTGGGTAAGCCTGTAGGCTCGGTATCTTTAGCTTTCGGGATGGCTCGCTTCTTTGTCGCATGATCAACTGTGGGCATCGTTTTCTCTCCAAACAAAAAGGCACAAGGATTCTAAGCCCTTGTGCCTCATCTCTTACCGGAGCTACCGGAATGTCAACTTGTCAGTATTGCTTCAATCTTCTCAATGGGAACTATCTTCAGCCGCCTGTCTCCGACTGTTATGTTCTGGAACGTGTCCTCATGTGGCAGGACTGCTGTGGCACCTACCGTCACTGCTACTGGAATCGTGCCGCCATCCTGATCTACTATGCCCAAGCCTACGCCTGTCACAATAGCCTCTGTAGGCAATCTTTCGGCGTTATCAGGCATCTCCAAGAGGTCGCCGCCCATATCCCGCCATGACTCCTTAGGCTCAACTAGGACCCTGTGGCCTAATGGCTCATATTCACCATCTTCAAAGCGTACTGTTGGCAATGCTTCATCAATAAAGAACTCATGCTGACTCCACGGCGAATGCTTAATGTAATCTATGTGATGCTCTGGGCATGTGATTACATCACCCACTTTCCAGTTGACGCCAGCAGACCATTCAAATTCGTGTGGCTCCATCTCCCTTGCTTCGCCGCAGCCTGTGCCTATAGCTAATACCTCAAACCAATGGCATATGTCAACAGACTTCTCGGGCCGCTCTAATTCCACCTTGCCATCTGGCGTGTCCAGCATGATAGCTGCTGGCTTACATTTGCGTACATATAGCCAATGGCCCCGTAAGTCTAATACTGCGTCGTTCTCAAGACCAAGAAGATTCTCATTCGTGCGAGACATATAACACCTATCCTTTCGTGTGTCAAGTTATTTAGCTCTAGCTTATCTAGCCCCTGCTCTCCGATACCCTGTGTATTTAGATGGTTGTAGCTGCCCCTTGGGTGTGTCTGTAAGTTCCCTGACGCCGCGTGGTAGTAGGGATTCCGAGGGGCTGCGTAGTGATGGGCCGCAATACCTAGGCTCATCCCCATCCTTAGTGCGTAAAACGTATTTCATGGCTGTCAGCAGGTCGTTACCCTTATTCTCTGGGTCACGGCTTTCTTCCTTGTAGACATAGCCTTCAATCTCCCCGCGCAGTCTTGTCAGCGTGTTGAAGATATACAGCCTTGGTGACGCATGAATGGGCGCGTCCGTGTCGGGATTGATAACCTGATCCATAATCTTCATGCGAACTAATAGATGCTCACGTTCTGGGACCGGAGCAAAATACTCATTCCTGAGAATGGGAATGATATTCCTGTCGTGCATTCCCGAAGCCTGTATGCAATCAAGCCCCGCGTCTGAATACACTTCGCCTTCTGTCTTGGTGATATCCTTGGTTGGATGTGAGAAGTTGCGGGAATCCATCGAAGAATACACATACTTCTCGCCGCAGAACTCCTCGCGGAAGTAGACAGTAGTATTGCCATCAAGGTCCATGCTCGGGTCGCCTGACTGCACACGCTTGTTCCCGCTAGCTTCGATAATATTGATAACGTTATCGCGCATAGACAGATTAGCTTCCCTGTATTCCCTGAACAGCACGACATCATGCCAAGGCGACGCAGCAGCCCAGAGGCAGGCCATATGGTGACGCTTGCCAGGGTCTATGCCGCGATAGAGAGTCCAATGCTTCGGGATGGTGAAGGGGTCAATCCACTGCACAGATGGATTCCATTCTTCGTAGACTAGCCCTTCCCTCGATTCAAAGTCGCCATAATACTTAGCTTTGCCATGCCTGATATCCACCATGTTCCCACTCTTTCTAGGAGCCACGATATACTTGAAGTATTCGCGCTTCTTTCTTGATGCTGAAATTATACAGTTAGGTACATTATCCGTGTTGATTTGGTACTGTCGAAGCTCTACGCCATCATCGAGGGCACCCAATACCTTTCGATGTATCCACGTCCCCGCGCCCGTCTCAGGCTGTCCTGCGACCCTGTGTGGCGTACAGGAGATGTGCATACGGCTATTCTCTGCCGTAATAGTCCTGTCGAAGCAGTTGCGATACACTTCCTCTGGTGGCTGCTCATCACAGAATACATCCTCATATGTAGCCCCTGTCCATGATGTTTCGTTCTGGGCATAGGCATGGAAGTTTACGATGGAACCGGAAGCAAACGGGACTGCTGCCCAGCCTGACCCCCAAGGCGGCGTCTTGCGCTTATACTTGCGGCTGGCATCCCTGATCTTCCAATGTGGCGAGTATTCACGTAGCTCATCTGCCGGCATGATTTCAGCAAACTTCTTCCAGATATTGCGCGAATATAAGGCCATCTGGTATGTGCCTACAGCTATCATCTTAGCTTCCCATCTTGGCGGCTTTAGCCCGTACTCAAAGCAAGGCCATGTTGGATCTGTAGGGCAGGCGCATAAGCCCAGCTTAGCTAGGAGTGCCCATGTCTTTCCGCGCTGGACGCCGCTTCTCAGTAATGAGATGCCATCAGCCCAGTCATTGATGAAGTCAACCTGCTGGCAATGGGCAAGGAAGTATGAAAGCCTATTCTCCTTGTAGCGTAAGGTTTCCTCGCGGAAGTAGTCTGCTAATAGCGCAGCCTTGCCGCCTAACGCCGACATCATAAGCAGCCAGTTGTCGTCGAATCTAAGCCATCTGCCCAGCCCCTTAAAGCGTCCCTTCAGGGGTGCCCAAGGAATCATGTACTTCTCGTTACGCTTCTTGATCTGAGCCATAGCTACCTTTCATCATGCTTGACATATATCATGTTTGCCGCTATTATCCGCGCCATGTCATATTACGAGACCATCCGAGCGCAGACTACTAAGATGGGCCTACGTTGGCCCGAGGACATCATCCTTTTTCCTGTTGGGCAGAACGATGATGGGACTGCCGTCTTTTATGCACACTCTGCCCCACTCACCCGCTCCATGTTTGCTACGGGCAACAAGAACCCCATCTGCCTGCAACCAATACCGCTTTCTTCCATTGGCAGCTATCTGGAATCCTTCATTGGCTACATCTTCCCTGATGGCGAGATTCGCTGGGATACGGAAATGATGATGGATAACGGCTTTGACGGCAAGCCTGTGACTATTCTGCCTGTTCATATTATCATGTACTCCTACAATTACCCACATCATCTCCGTCAGCATCTAGCCGCAGAGAAAGCCAAGCGGTCCGTGGACAAGAATGCTATTGTCCTAGCCACGCATTAAGCTAATCTTCCAGCAATCCTTCTGCGTTATACTTCTTCAGCTTGCTATTGACAATCTCCAGCTTCCCACCGAATGCTCTGAACTTAGCTGCAATCGTAGGCAGATCATCCACGTCATTTATCCTGAGGCTCAGGAAGTTGGCGGGATTAGGAGGCCGCTTCTCATCCACAGGCTGCGGAACAGGGATGACAAACTGCACAGTCCCGAAGCGCGTGAACTTGTTGTTTGGCGACTCCATGATAGTCTCATCTTCTGCCCGTATGCTGACTTTCCAGCCGTTACCTTCTCGTAGTGTGTCCTGCATTATTGTTCTCCTTTGTCGTGATATACCCTAAGTGGAACGCCATCATTGACGATTCCAGCAAGCTTGTCATAAATCCACATCTCGCCCCGCTGCTGAACAGTGGCCTTGTTGCCTATAATGGGTGTCATAGCTAATGACATAGAGGGATACCCGCTGACGATCCTGCGATCCACCTCATTGGTGTAGATGTCATATGAAGGCGGCAGGTCCCAGAACCAATGCTCTAAGCCTAGGTTGATACGAGGGCTAGACTGATAGCTGAAGAAGTATATCATCGAGCCATTGGGCATCTCAAGCTCGGCCCAGCCCGAACTCCATGCTGGTGTCTTCACATCCCCGCCCATGTCAGGCAATAAGGACAGCAGCTTGGGCCATAGGTTATGCGGGAACAGGGACATAGCCATTGTGCCCAACCCAACCTCTACAGGCTTCTCGGCTGTGCATACCTGCACCATCTTCGTCAGTAAGGCCATAGTCTTCCCGCTCTGCACCCCCGCCAGTAGGATGGACAAGCCTTCATCCTTGTCGTCTATAAATGCCTGTGGCTTATCTCTAAATGTCATATTGTTTATTCCTCCTCTTTTGGTATATCGCATAGCATCTAATGTTGACGACATCAGCCTTCCTGCTCTTTCCATACATTCTGCCTAAAGCATTCCCCGCATCGCTTAGGATGCCCCTTACAGCCCTTCACGGACTTCATACAGAAGCCAGCAGTGGGATAGTTCCCGCGCTCCTTGGCTGTACGCTGCTTCATGGTGCCGTCATTGCCTGCTACGCCACCCATCTCAGATGTTAGGCTCATTGCTTGTTCCCTCCTGTGGTTGCCATCCCTGCCCCTGTCTACGCCTGTGAATCCCCACAATGGGATTCCCCGCCAGCCTCTTCCCGCGAGCGCATCCTATGGCACAATATATCCATGTGCTTTTCCCGCGAGAGGCGCAAAGGCCAGCCCCAGCTAAGGCCCTACTCTTGCATCTGTCGTCGCTAAGCAGTGATTCATTATAGCCAAGATCACACGCGATCATTGCTTCCTCCATCTCATTAGCTTCTTTATCGCCGCCTTCAGCCATTTATCAGGCTTAGGGCGGGAACACACTGATGTCATGCGTGTAAGGGCTAGCTTATCCTGAAGCTGGCTTATGCGCCGAAGCAGCATGTGACGTTCTGCCTCCAGCTTGGGAACAAGCTCTCGCCATTTCCAATGCTCATGATACATATGCCGAAGCCGCCCCGCTTCCGCTAGCTCTGTCACCCTGTCGATATCCATCAGGTCGAGATTGCCGCCGTATGGCATAATGTCGTTCATGCTGCCCCATCCTTGCCCAATACCGCAAACTCTCTCTCCGCATGTTTCAGTAGATTACTCATTGCTTCCCCTCCTTGTCCAGCCCGTTCTCGGCTATGATGGCGCGGCAGATGTCTGTGGTGTAATGTTGCCTGTCAAAATGATTCTCGCCACTAGGCGTATTGGGATTGATGTGATGGAACTTGACGCAAGCATATTCATCCGAGGCTCCATATCCCACCACAACCATCTTCACGCCGCAATGAGTCACTTCCTTCCCCAGGGGCAACAACGCCTTGATGGGAGCCATCTCAGCCTCCTGTTTATCCTTGGATATCTGAAGGGCTAGTGTGGCCAGGTCTTCGATGGCCTTGTCGCGCTCGGCTATCAGGGCGGCAACCTGCTTAGTATGCTCCGTGGATCTGTAGTCTGCCGTCTTGCACATGCTCTCCAGTCTCTTTAAGCGATATCCATTCGTAGCTTCCAGCTCCGCAATCCGCTTCTTTCCGAATATGTCCATGATTCTCCCCTTCTTTGTTGGTGTAGCTGCAATATAGTTCATGTCGTGTTTCCGAGCTAGCGACCATTGCTCGTAGTCAGCAGAGGTCATCCTGCTTGTTTCATCCATACCATTAGCCCCGCTCGTTGCTAAGTCGTACCATTCCTCAACTATGTGATGCCCCTGAGCTACCAGTTCGGAATAGCCAATGTGCCTAGCTTCCTCTGCCCCTGATCGCGGCGGCAGGGCATCCTTCAGCATCCATTTAGCCTCACAGCCACCTACCTTGCCGCCCCGCATGGCATCTGTGATCGCGCCGTTAGCTGCCCATTCGTTGTACACATGATCGAGATACGCCTTGTCCAGCTTGAATGCCAAGCCGCGAATACGCTTAGTCGGCTTCCACCAGCAGGCGTCCTTCTCTTTCTCTCTCATCTTACAGTATGTAAGGCTGCTTTTATACACCTCCTCTGTGTTATGCTCCCGCATCTCGGCCTCAGTCGGCACATGCCCACGACTTATCTTCAGATTCCATTCTCGGGCTTCGTCTGCATTCATCTTCCCCCCTCCATTACTGCCCTCATTCCATCCCACAAGTATTTAGACGCAGCCTCACACATCAGCCTCGGCATCCTGCGTACCGCAAGCGGCGTCTTGCGCCTATCCTTAGCCACGCCAAGCAGGAATGCCCTGCCTTCTGGCGTTGCCCGTAGCAGGCTGTCGTCGCCAGAATGAGCGCAGGCCATGATTGCGTCGAATAAAGACTGTTTCATCTTGCCCCCTTCTTCCATTGCTCCAGAGACACATAATAGCCGCCGCCATGAATATCGAAACAAAACCAGTCTGTCCCCTCCTTGCCATCAAAGCCAAGTGGCCTCACATCACTGCCGCTTGGTCGGCGCAGATAAAGGCAGCTAGGCATCTCCTCCTTTGCAGCCGCGTATCCATCCTTGTACCCGCCATGAGCACCCGCGCATCCACCCATCCATAGGAATACAATAGCCACCACTCCCCATTTCACTATCCAATCCCTGTCTGCTTGCGCCTCTGTCATCATCTCATCCCCTCCCTCATCTTCCGCAGATCCATCTCGCGCTGACGCGGCGGCATATGCTTCCATTCAGCCTTGAAGCCCCGCAGAATTGGCTTCCAAGGATAACCCGTCATGGCAGCAAGCTGTCTAGCATAGCGTGAAAGCGTCTTAGCTGTCTTGGCGTTCATGATTCATCCCCCTTTCTCAGATATCCTTGTTTTATCGAACTCATTGGCATTAGATACCCTTGCTTTGTGAAAGCCGTAATGGTCGAGGCGGCAGGACTCGAACCTGCAACTGCCGCGCCCCAAACGCGACCTGCTAGCCAATTGCATTACGCCTCGCTTTTGTGATGCTCATCGCTTAACCCTAGTCCCAGGCAACCCTTCCAGTACCATCATCTTTTTGCCAAAGGACTTAACCTTAAATTCCCCGCCCTTGACCTTGACATACTCGCCAATGCTGAAGATTATGTCTTCATTCCCAGCTCGCTTCTCGTGCGCCAACATCTCGGCATCCAGTCTTACCATTGTTCCATCATCGCTCTGCATATTATTCCCCTTCCTTTTTTGTTTTGTGATACTCATTCCAGAAAGCCCTATTCATTTCCCCGATATGCCCTGCTATTTCCTCATTCATGCGAAGCATTGTCCGCAATGCTGTCTGCTTGGACCTAGCTATCTTCTCGCGTATCGGCGGATAGCACAACGCACTATGCCATAGCTCATGGCTCACAATGCCCGCGCCCAAGTCCTGCTCACTCAAGCACATGATAGCATAGATGCCGTCACAGGGGTCCCACTTGAGCCGCAGCAATGCGCCAAGGTATTTCTTGTTATCCACAGGGAAACCCGTCTTCGCGTCCAGCCTATCTATCCCCCCTGTTCATCGTGTACCTCGTCGCATATATGCGAACCTCAAGCCTGTATAGCTTGCCTGTCTTGTGCTCGGTAGTAAGTAGATTAAAGTGGCGCATTGGGATTCTCAGCTTTCTTAGTCTTGGCTCGCATGATCCCCCGCTTACCAGCCACATATTCGATAACACTGAGCAGCTGACTAGGAACCACCTTCCCTAAACGCTTGTGTTCCCTGATAGCACGATCACTCTGCCCCGTTAGCTCAGCTATGTGATGCAGGCTATAAAACCACTTTCTTCGATTGTCATAATCTCTCATACGTATATTACCGCCTACGAGTTAATACACGCTATTTCGTGCATTAGAGGGATAATCTACAGGAAGTCGCGCTGGCTGTCAACCATCTTTCTGAAAAAGGGACCTGCTGACAGCCGAAAGGGTAGCCGCCAGCAGGCCCCAGAGGGACGTGTCAATGCGCTAGCCACACCAACACCATGCTACATGCAACTCCTGCGAAGGAATACCACCATAGCAGGGCATCATTGCGGCGTCAAGTAGTATCCCATCCCCCCACAGGAGGCTCTCAGAGGCGCGTGAGGGCGTTAGCTGCCAGAATGCAGGCAAGGACAGGGGGAGGGAGGGGATCGGGGCTTGTAGGCATACGTGAAGGCCCAGAACAGGGACAGGATTACCGCCATAGCAGGAAGCAGCAGGGAATACACAGGAAGCAGGCAGGGATGCAGGCGTGTATGCAGGGAATTACCGCTGGACAGGGAAGGAAGGGCAGGCAAGGAAGGGGTAGGTGTAGAACGTGCATGCCCGTTATACACCAATAGGGCAGGGATGGCAAGGATTAAGGCAGGGAGCGGAAAGCAAGGTGGGGGTGTGGGGGCATTTTTAGAGGAACCGGTTTATACATACACATAGGCCCCCCAGCGGGGGAGGGCTACGGGCATCCCCCCACCCCCTTGATCTCCCTGCTGCCGTTGCCTTTCGTTGCCTGCCTGCTACTCCTGCCGGCTATCAGCGAGCCTGTACGCCACGACAAGGCATACCATATGTAGCATTCTTGTATATCCAGGTGCGGAGGGTGCGAAGGAAAGTCAATGAATATAGGGTGATTAGGGCTAAGGTCGTATAATGTACGTTGTGTCTACTCGCAGGAAAGGCCCGTAGACACTAGCTGAATAGCTTTTTGCGGTCGTCATTACGCGATTCGTAGGTTGTAGGCTCTAATTCTGGTTCGGATTGCTTCAGTTTGATAGCTGAGTTAACAGCTTGTGTACCAACAGCCTTAAGGGACGCGGCATCTTGAACCGTTTTAACCTGTATATCCCCGTCTATGATTGCATCTCTGATTAGCTTGTTACATGCATGTGCTATGCTTAGATCCTCAGCTGCTATCACGGAAGCCCCTACATGCTTCAGCTTGTCTATGGTTGCTACGTATCTGCCCTTAAGCGTATATGCCGTCCTTGTACTGATACCATTCATCTTGGCAGCTCTTTCCGCTCCGAAGAATGCTATATCTATCAGTGTATCTGTATCCTTGGCAGGTATGTCATCCGGTACTATAGACAATATCTGAACAGCCTTATCTTTTGTTTCTACCTGCTTAGCTATTCTCTTTTCCATTGTGTGTTTATGTATAGTCATAATCTTGCATGATGATTGTTTAGATAACGCCGGAATCATAAAGTACGCCGCTCCCCTTGTCAATAGCTGATTGCTGGCCCGTCCTGTACGGTGTCCGTGTATGTCTGTCATATGTCAGGATTACGCCGAAATGCCTGATTATGCCTGATATGCCTGTTTCCAGGCTCGCAGGATGCCCCTACAAGCCGCGATCTACCCCCTGCCCCTTATGTTCCCCTAGGCTATTTTGCGCGCCTTGTGAGTGTCGTGCTAGGCTATGGTTACTATACAGGATGCCTGTTGTAGTGTGTGTGTATGGTAATGGATGATAACGCCGCAATCTTTCTCAATCTTTACAATCTGATTCTCATTCTGTCCACAGTGTAAAATGTGAGAATGCTGTTGCGTCCTTTTTGCCTGATTCTATCTGTTCAGGTATGCTGTAGTATGCTGGTATATATCATGTATGAGAATATATGCTAGTATATGGGATCATTTGCAGGAATTGTATAAGAACGCGGCAATCTTGGCATGGTTGGCATGGCTACTGCTAATGTATAAGGCGCAATGAGCAAATCAATCAATGAGAGGGGACGAACATGAGCAACCACGAACCACTGACGAAGCGGGAAGCGGCATGTGGCGTATGCAATACCCGCAAGCCTATGCACGACGATGATATCTGCGAAACGTGCGACCTGATAGCAATCTCTACGCATTGCCGAAAGAAAGCCGCACAAGCTATCTTGAAATCACGTAAGCAATCGAGCAAACCCTAAAGCGTAAGACCGAGATGATCAAAGCACTATAACCTAAACACACTCACTGCAATGAGAGGAGCACGCCATGAAGACATACAATGAATTAACGGATACAGAGAAGATCCAAGCAAGAAACGCGTCACTCACATCTCTATTGACCGCTATCACAGAGGGATTGCGGTTCGATGACGAGTCAAATAGCAACACACTACAGGCCTCTATTGATGCAGCATTCATGGAAGCGGAACAAAATCAAACACCTTGGTTTGCCCATGAATTCATATTGGAAGCGCGCTACACTCCATGTGAGAAGGGCATGGCAGATAGTGACGGACTGCGCGCCGTACGAGATGAACTTGACGGCATGGCGTTATGTGACGCAGAAGACGCGCTATATTCAGAGCATACAGAGAATATAGTGCCTGGTATAGCCTAAGCATAACACTCACTGCAATGAGAGGGATACACACCATGCTTAAACCCTACACAAAAATCCTACGCTGCCTGTCTTGTGGCTGGCACCATAGGAGCAATCAGCAATGCGAATGTAAACGCGAAGCCAAGAAATCTAAACCAGCAGCATAAAGAAGGGGATGCATTATGAACAAGAAAGAATACAATGGCTGGACGAATTATGAGACATGGGTGACGGCATTGCATATTGGCAACGAAGCATCATCATGTGATTACGCTCTAGGGATGACGCGCGAAGCCTTATCTCAACAGAATGACGTTGACACTTGGACGAAAGCGCAGCATACCAAATTCACATTAGCAGATATGCTCAAAGATTGGATTGGGGACGATATCCTTGAAAGCAATAGTGTTGACGGATTAGCCCTTGATCTAATGCGAGCAGCAGTGTCTGAAGTCAACTGGGATGAAATAGCATCACACTATATTGGCAAGGTTGCCGATATAGACTCTTGCGAATCCGTAGCCTAACCCTCCCCCCGCTGGCACTAGCCTTTGCGGGTTAGTGCTAGCAAGGTGAGGAGTTGAGCAGGTTAACGCGGGAATAATTGGAAGGGGAATATCATGATAACAGTATTGGCAGTAGATTACGACCATATGCCAGACGGTGCAGAGTATCCAGTAGAGCGGGGCATGACAGTTAGGCAGGCATTATCCGCACTACGCAAGGCGGGGCGGGAGAATCTAGGCAGTATAGGCAATGTCCATATCACACTTAGCGACTATAGCAGCATATCCACGCCATTGCAGATAGACGGCGGGGGGCGGCTCCTGAATAGCCAACAGCTCACGCGCATATCTGTAGATGCTGGATGGGAGACGATAGATCGTCACTATGCATGGTAAGCATAACGCGGCATACGGGGAAAAGCCACGCAAGGCGGGAATTGACAAGGAACAGAAGGGGAAAAGGTTAAAAAGGGGGTTGCAATAATGAGGTGTAAGAAAATGACAGCAAAAGAGGGGGCGCGCGTTGGGATATCCATGTTCCCAAACTTCCACAAAACGGGAAGCATTAGGGGCATGAAAAAGCTGTATTATGGGGAAAATGCGCTTTTGGTGTGCTGCGGACAGTGGATATACAACGTCACATCTAGACGGGGAATCTATGAGCAGGCACACTAATCCACCAAATACACCTTGGCGCGAAAGTGGAATTAATGGGGCGCGAAGCTGGAGGTGCTTGGTTTGTAGGGAATATATCTGCGGATGGGGTTGCGTAGGGGAGAAAACTAATCCCGACAAGATGCTCGGAGGACGTACTTGCCAGAATTGTGGAAAGAGTTTTGTCGTTCACCCAGAAGATGGGTGCTACCTTTGGGGCTTATGCCCCAGATGCAGGCGGTTATCCGCAACACGTAATAGTAATTAAGGGGAAAATCATACCAACCTACAAGATCCAGCCATACATAGACTGCGGCAAGCGGCGAAAGCTGACAAAGAATGATACATGCCTTGACTGCGAGGTCATCCTGGAGCGGGGACGAGAGAAAAATAGGCAGGGGAGAAGGAGAAAGCAATGAATACATTTACACCGAACAAAAAAAGATGGAGTGACCCTATGTTTTGCGACCATTGCGGGAGGGTGATTGATGAACACAATGAGGGAGGGAAGTGTATGACCGCAAGTAATATACGCGTTGACAAGCACCCCAGAGGATGCTATGTCGCCACTTGCATGGTGGGGGTGAGTGGCTCTCGGGCATGGGGGAACACGCGGGATAAGGCGGCTAGGCGACTGTATGAATTAGTGCATATAGAGAATGGTTACAACTGGCCTAAAGTCACGGCGAGCAGCGAGGAGGAATAATGCTGGCTAACTCGCCTAAATGTTGGCGTTGCGGCCATTATCTCGACTACACAGTTGGTCCCAATATACCTGCTGGATGGGTGTGCCCTACGTGTGAGCGCATCAATAAAGAGCATCAAGAAAGACTTGAAGCTATGAAGAATGATATCAGGCAGGGGGAGATTGCATCAATGGGGAAAAGCCGAAAACTAACACTTGACATCTACACTACTACATGAAATGATGACCTACGCAATGAGAGAACACACACATACACACAATATGGCCCGAAGGCGCGGCAGAGTAACATCCTTGAGCGCAACGCTCATCCTCTCATTGCAACGCGCTGGAGGGCCTCTCTTTAGGGGAGAAAGCTCATGACAGACACTATCACAATACCACTCAAGGCAGCAGAGAAGGCCGTGCGGAATCAGGCCCGAGTCAACAAGCTGGAGGCAGAGCTTCGGGAGGCTAGGGTGTGCTTGCGTAACGCTATGGAGTTCATATGTGACATCATGCAGTGTACTGATGTAGACATAGATCACGACAAGATATGGAAACGGTGGAAAAGGGCGGCGCAGGGAGCCTTGGACAAATGAACATACTAATATACATCTGCCTTACATGGCTAATCGTAGGGGCACTCTGGATCGGCGTGGAATTCTTCTCGGCATGGGCAAGAAAGGAGCAATCATGGGAAGCGTAAGCATATTCGAGATCATTGGCGTATGCTCGGTGATGCTGCTACTGAGTGCGGGCATATTGGCAGGCGCAGACAAGGCGCGGAAAGGCGGTGAGTGATGAAAGCGTGGGGATGCAGTGACGACGAGTGCGGTGTGATTGTCTTTGCGGCAACTAGAGGCAAGGCGCGAACATTGGCGCATCAGGCATCAGGCTGCTTTGATTGCGCGGAGTGGACCGAGATAAGCGTGACTCGTATTCCCGCGTTGGATGGGCGCAGAGATGCCGAATACATCGCAGACTGGTATGTGGATCAGCGAATGTATTACGAATCAGGTTGGTACTCCGAAGGCCAAGACAATCCGCAATGCACCACATGCGGGCTGTATGAGTACGCAGGCATACCAGAAAGCCACATATCTGATTGGGATGAACATGAACGCGCTGGCACTTGCGAGGCATGTAAGGCCGCAGGGAGGCCGCAATGAAACGACTCGCAGCAATCTACATACTCTCTGCCCTGGCATGGCTGGCAATGGCGGCATTGAGCAGGGAATGGGTGTATCTCTGCATGGTGGGCTTTTGCTTGATCATGGCGGGGGTGGTGGTGGACAGGAAGGGGAAGAAATGAACTACAACGAAGCTAAATGTGCGGCACTAGGGGCAGCTTTGGGTTTGGCGATGGCAGACAGAAAGCCCAAGCCTGTCACTCGGCTGATGAATATATGCCCGAAATGCCATGTGGGGAATAGTACCGAGCTGGCTGTGTGTCTGCATTGCGGGGCGCAGATGCCGCAGCATATACTGAAAGAATGCAGCATAACCAAGAAGGGAAGTGAAAGATGCCATTAACAGCGACAGAAGGCGGTGGTGGGGATAGGCAGATTGTAGCAGCAGGGCCGAAGATAGCTCGATGCTATTTAATCTGCGACATAGGTACTCAGGAGAATACGTATGCTGGGGACCTGAAGATTGTGCATCAGGTGGTAGTAGGCTGGGAGATCCCTGCTGAACGCATCACAATCAAGGATAGGGACCTTCCTGTAGCCATCTCTAAGCTCTACACATTGAGCCTGCATGAGAAGGCAAATCTACGCAAGGATCTGGACTCTTGGCGGGGCAAGTCGTTTACAGGGGATGAGCTTGGCGGCTTTGATCTCAAGAATGTGCTTGGCGTTCCTTGCCAGCTTCAAGTGGTCCATAGAGAAGGCGGGAATGGAAAGATGTATGCCAACGTAGCAACGGTGATGGGTGTTCCTGCTGGGCTAGACGTTCCTGCTGCCGAGAATCCTGCACAATACTTCTCATTAGAAGAGGGTGGCGACATTCCTGAGAACATTCCGCAATGGATAGTGGATAAGATTCACGAAAGCCATGAATGGAAAGACAGGCAGGCAGGGGATGCAGCTAGGGATGCCGAAGCTGGCGTAGTATTCCCTGATGAGGAGCCGCCTACTGTTGGCGCGAATGATGATCTGCCGTTTTAGGGAGGAATGATGAAGATACCTGTACCAACTAAGATTAAGCGGCATCAGCAGGAAGGGGGGCATTGGTATAGTCCTACAGGGGAGCTTGTTACGCAAGTTCCCTCCGCCGATGGGAAGAAGCTGGTCACTACCACCCTCCGTCAAGCTCGCAAGCTGGGGCTGTTCCCGTCTGTCACTACCATCCTGAAAAGCATATCAAGCTACGGGCTAGTGAATTGGCAGATAGAGAACGGGATCAAGACAGCTTACATGAATCCACCAATGAAGGATGAAACGGAGGACAACTGGCTAGATAGGATCATCGAAGAAAGCCGTGAGATTACGCGCCACGCAGCAGAACGGGGGACGGAGATTCACGCGGCTATCGAGAAGTATCTTGAAAGCGGCAAGCTGCCTAAGGATGATGTGCTTAAAGCATCTTGTCAGGGTGTGAAGGGGCTGCTTGATGGCTCTAAGTATGAAGTAGAAACACCATTCTGCTCCAAGCGGCTAGGCTGGGCTGGAAGGGCTGACATCACGACAGAACATAGCGTCATTGATATCAAGACTGTCGAGATGAATAAGAAAAGCTATAGCTGGCCCTACTTCAAGCATGGGCTACAGCTTGCCGCGTATGCTATGGGGCTGAACATGCACAGCGCAAGGCTCATTAACATCTATGTGTGCAGGCTCAGTGGCACCTGCAAGGCGATAGAATGGGGAATAGATACCAGATATGCCCCTGAGGAGCTTAAGCGCGCCTACGGGCATCTGTACGAGGCTTGGGTGATTGAGAAGCGGTTTGATCCTAGAAAGGAAAGCTAACATGAGCAAGGAAATCACGCGGGACATGCTGAAGGATGGGATGAGGGTGAGGTGCAAGATTCTCGGGGAGCAGATAGATGATGCACAGATTGAGATAACGCCTGCGGGCAGCATCTATATATGCCAAAATCAGTGTGACGGCTTTGAAAGCGGGAGTGATATGCATGGATATCATTACGCATGGCTTGCCGCACGTGCGGGCGAGATTCTTAAATATGGGATGAAGAGAGAGGACATCACTGACCTCCGTATAGTCGGGCTTGAAGCCGCCCCCAAGAAGCCGCGCCCATACATCACGTCAATGCGTACAGACTATGACGAGAAGGGGAAGGCTCGCTATACAACCTACACCTACAATGATGGCGTGGAGATGTGTAACGAAAGAATACGTGAAAGCGTTACGTCTGAGGCCGAATCCCCTGCAGATTACGCCGAAGGCATAGCCAAGCTGCGGCGGGAAGCTAACAGGCGGGCAGGGATACTTAGACGCTGGGAGCGGAAGTTCGGGGAGGGGTCATGAACATTCTGGTTGCCTGCGAGTTCAGCGGGATTGTGCGGGATGCCTTCTGCAAGCTGGGCCATGACGCATGGAGCTGCGATCTACTTGAGTCAGAGCGGGACGGGAATCATATCGTAGGTGATGTCGCTGCTATCATGGAAGCTGGCACATGGGATATGATGATAGCCCATCCTCCCTGTACGCATCTAGCTGTTTCTGGCGCGAGATGGTTCAAAGATAAGCAGCAGGAGCAGGCTGATGCTATCAAGTTTGTGGAAATGCTGTGGCATTCCGGTATTCCACGCATATGCATAGAGAATCCAGTCGGCGTATTACCCAGACTCAGCTCCCTTGGCAAAGCTACGCAATGGATACAACCTTGGCAATTCGGGCATGGCGAGACTAAGAAAACGGGGCTATGGCTCAAAGGATTGCCGCTATTGGAGCCTACTAAGATAGCAGAAGGGCGGGAAGGCCGCGTCTGGAAGATGGCACCAGGCCCCGATAGATGGAAGGAGCGAAGCAGGACATACACAGGGATTGCCGAAGCAATGGCAGATCAATGGGGAAGGGGAATCACATCATGAACCTGGAAGAATTATGGCAGCATCTCAGGCAGCTATACCCCCGAATCCGCAGCGAGGAAGTCAAGCTGTCTAAGCGGGAGCTGGAGGGGATTGTAGACTTCGCCTATGCCGTGGCCCAGAAGACAGGCTATGTGGAAGGCTACAGGGAAGGCGGGGACATGGCTATAGGGAAGATTAAGCAGGTGTTCGGGAAGGGGGAGGGATGAAGGGGATTGTGCTGACGATGGTAGCTAACCTGATCCTGTGTGCGGTCCATGTCCACTTTGGGTCATATAGCTGGGCCGTATTCAGTGGCGGGATTAGCCTATTCGCAATGATGGTGATTGCTAAGGAGATATAGTTATGACAGAAGCATACATAGAGAACGCCGCGATCATGCTGATTGAATGGCAGGGGGATGGAGCTGCTAAGGTGAGGACGTTCAGGAGCAGGGAGGAGCTGCTGAAGGGGGTGGGAGCGAGCGAGGAAGGCGTGGATGACAACCATGCCTGTGAAACCTGCGAGCATGAAGATGTGCGTGGCGGCGAGGAACCATGCCATAGCTGTGAGCCAGATTTTGGCGTGGACAACTGGGAAGCTAAGGTAGTGGAGCCAGAGGACTATGCCTGCACAACCTGCGAGCATGAAGCTGTATGCGCTCGCCAGAAGCCGCACGTTACCTGTAGGCCACGTGATGGCGTGGGCGGCTGGGAAGCAAAAGAAAAGCTGAAAGAAATAGTTGACAGCGATTAGGCAGGGGTGGTAAGGTAGGAACACTGATGAGACATAACACAATATCTATTAAATCAAAACTAACTAGCCCCAGAACGATTCTGCCTTCGGGTAGCGTGTGTCTCATCAGGCCGCGCGGGATCGTCGAGGGGCTTTTTTCTTTATGTGGCAGGAACTGCATCACGGGACGGTTCTCGGAACGCTGTGTGCAGCAGAGGTCTTGGAGTGGACGCGTGTTGCACCGTACACTCCCTGCCTGCCACTATTTTTCCAGTGGAAGGGCTGGGGAAGGTCAGGAGTGTGTGTTATGAGTGAATGGAGCGAGAAGTATAAAGACCCAAGATGGAAACAGAAGCGATCAGAGATTATCAAGAGAGACAATAGCCGTTGCTGTATTTGTATGGCTGAAGATAGTCATTTAGAGGTGCATCATGACTACTACACCCCCTCTGCTGATGGTCCGTGGGATTATCCAGACACATCCCTCACCACCCTCTGCCCTGCATGTCATAAGGTTATGACTGCGACAACGAGAGCTGTTAAAGCCGCCCTTTTTATCTTCGTCAATAAGCGGCAATGGTACGACTTCATTGTTAGCGATAGCGCAGAGGACACTATGTATCTTGTGAGGTCGATAATGGAAGCGTTAAGTCGAGCAAGAGACGGCAGCAGGGCGTCACTGAAGCTATGGGGTAACGAAGGGGGTGCAGAATGAATCGCGCCCCAGCTTTCCAATTCTATCCAGATAAGGCAATCGCAGGCACACGGCACCTCAGCCCCGAAGCATTCAAGGCGTACTGGAGTATGCTATGGTGGATGTGGCTACACAGCCCCACATACTGCTCCATAAACGACACGGATTCGGGGTGGAAAATAGCCACCGGAATCAATGATCAAGATACCCTAGATTCAGTCAGAGCAGAGATCATGTCAGATGATATGCCAATGCTCAAGAAGCGACGACAGAAACTGTATTCAAATGGGTTAGAAAAGGAGATAGAAAAGATACAGACGAGGAGGGCTAATTCGTCGAAAGGAGGACGTACCACATCAAAGCGTAATAAAGACAAGGTGTTTAGAGCCAAGTCCACTACTAAGTCCACTACTAAGTCCACCAAGGATTCACTAGGCGTTCACTGCGTAGTAAAACAGCACCCTCCTACTCCTACTCCTTCTCCTACTATACCACAACTACTAGACACCCCTCTTTTTGTGAAGGCTTGGGCTGAGTGGCAAGCTCATCGCAGGCAGATCAAAAAGGGTCTTACTGAGCTTCAGGCGCAGAAACAAATCAATCAATTCGCTGACTGGGGTGTTAAGCGTTCTGTCGCCGCGATTAACCATACGATCAAGAACGGTTGGCAGGGGATATATGAGCCAAAGGGCGATGATGCTCCTAGCCTGTCTGAAGCCCCTTGTGTGGATGCTCAGTTCCAAGGCTACTTCTCTCCTGATCAGGCTCGATGGCTAACCAATGCCTTCGTTAATATTGATCGCAAGAAGGCGGGTGAGCCAGAGATCGCACAAGATCCAGCACATACTGTCACAAAGGCAGAGTATGATGAATTCGTCGCCAACACAGGAGATCACAAATGACCATCAGCCACATACCACCACACTCAGAAGAAGCAGAGCGGGGGCTACTGGGCGCGATGCTACAGGACTGCAACACTGTCCTCCCTGTCGCTATGGATGCTGGAGTGAATGCGTCTAGCTTCTACGTCCCCGCCTTGCAGGTAATCTACAACGCCATCATCGCACTTAACGGC